GGCTGCACCGGGCTGGAGGCGCTGCCGGACGGCCTGAGCGTCAAGGGCGATCTGGACCTGCGCGGCTGCACCGGGCTGGAGGCGCTGCCGGACGGCCTGAGCGTCGGCGGCTACCTGAACCTGAGCGGCTGCACCGGGCTGGAGACGCTGCCGGACGGCCTGAGCGTCAAGGGCGTTCTGTACCTGCGCGGCTGCACCGGGCTGGCGACGCTGCCGGACGGCCTGAGCGTCAATGGCGATCTGAACCTGAGCGGCTGCACCGGGCTGACGACGCTGCCGGCCAGCCTGAGCGTCGGCGGCTACCTGGACCTGAGCGGCTGCACCGGGCTGGAGGCGCTTCCGGACGGCCTGAGCGTCGGCGGCTACCTGGACCTGAGCGGCTGCACCGGGCTGGAGACGCTGCCGGACGGCCTGAGCGTCAAGGGCAATCTGTACCTGCGCGGCTGCACCGGGCTGGCGACGCTGCCGGACGGCCTGAGCGTCGGCAAAAGCCTGGACCTGGGCGACTGCACCGGGCTGGAGGCGCTTCCGGACGGCCTGAGCGTCAAGGGCGATCTGTACCTGAGCGGCTGCACCGGGCTGGAGGCGCTTCCGGACGGCCTGAGCGTCAATGGCGATCTGGACCTGAGCGGCTGCACCGGGCTGGAGGCGCTTCCGGACGGCCTGAGCGTCGGCGGCTACCTGAACCTGCGCGGCTGCACCGGGCTGGCGGCGCTGCCGGACGACCTGAGCGTCGGCGGCTACCTGGACCTGCGCGACTGCACCGGGCTGGAGGCGCTGCCGGACGGCCTGAGCGTCAGCGGCGACCTGGACCTGCGCGGCTGCACCGGGCTGGAGGCGCTGCCGGACGGCCTGAGCGTCGGCGGCTACCTGGACCTGCGCGGCTGCACCGGGCTGACGGCGCTGCCGGACAGCCTGAGCGTCGGCGGCGACCTGGACCTGAGCGGCTGCACCGGGCTGACGGCGCTGCCGGACAGCCTGAGCGTCGGCGGCTGCCTGTACCTGGGCGGCTGCACCGGGCTGGCGGCGCTGCCGGACGGCCTGAGCGTCGGCGGCTGCCTGGACCTGCGCGGCGGCACCGGGCTGGCGGCGCTGCCGGACGGCCTGAGCGTCAGCGGCAACCTGAACCTGAGCGGCTGCACCGGGCTGACGGCGCTGCCGGACAGCCTGAGCGTCGGCGGCTACCTGGACCTGAGCGGCTGCACCGGGCTGGAGGCGCTTCCGGACGGCCTGAGCGTCAAGGGCGATCTGGACCTGAGCGGCTGCACCGGGCTGGAGGCGCTTCCGGACAGCCTGAGCGTCGGCGGCTACCTGGACCTGAGCGGCTGCACCGGGCTGGCGGAGAGACACCTCAAGTCATTCAAGGTGTCACACCCGACTGTGCCCGTATACAAGTAGCCGGTTGACCACAACACTACCGCAGTGGCACAATGAGCGGCCAACAGGGGGCAGTAATGGCCATCAACGGTTGGGACATACTTTGCTGGTCGGTGGCAGCGTGGTTAATACCGCGCATACTCGCGTGGGGCTATGCGCCCGTGAGAACGGTACGTAAATGGAGGAGGAATTGTGGCACGAAACGCTGCTGAGGCACCTGTACCACGCCGTCGAGCAAGACCCCCACCGAGTCATCAACTGGGTTGCTGCCGGTCCGCACCTCTTCGTCCGCTACTGGAGCAGGGGTGAGGAAGTTGACAGTCCCATCGCTGGTGCGGTCTGGCATAGCTACGACCTGAAGGACTTGGCACAGCGATTCGCATGGTTCCCCGTCGAGGGTGGCAAGGAACGGCGTCGCAAAATGTACGTGCCGCTGGAGGAGCCGGAAGTTCGGAGCTTCGGCAACAATCGAAACGTAGGGGGGCGGCGCAAATGAGCAAGAAGCAGAGCGCACTGGGCTTTCAGGATGGGAAGAAGAATGGTCCGGTCGAGTGTCTGGGGATGACCTTCGACAACGATGGGGCTCGGCGGGAGTTAGAGGCCGAGGCAGAGAAACAGTTTCTCGCCCTGGGTGGGAACGGGTTCTTTCTCGTCAACGTTGGAAAGGCAAAGCCCATTATCGACGAGATAGACCGTGTGCTGGCGGAGCATTACGGTTTCACGGACGAGGAACTGGACTTCATCATCAACTATGACATCAAGTACCGCCTGGGGGCGGAGGAGGGGGAGGAGTAACGTCAGGTCGTCGTGGGAGATACGGGGGCCTGCAACTGAGCAATCCGCCCCTTGACCTCGTTGATGATGGCTGGAGGAATGCCTGAGCCGTGGTCGAGGTAGTCACTCAGGAGCGTCAGTTCATCGAAGTACCCAAAAACATCCACGATGCCCTTGAGCCATGGAGACAGGTAGTTGATGCTAGGCGGCACGCCCTTGGCAACGGAGAACTGGTAGACGCCGCGTAGGTGGTCTTTGAGATAGCAGACTGCCGGGACGAAATCAGCGTCGCCGCTGACGATGATGGCCACGTCGTAGTTCGTCATCTTGGCAATCATGTCTACTGCGATGCCGACGTCAACGCCCTTCTCACCGACCTGGGTGCCCTGATAATCATATGTGCCATCGTGATTCCGTACGAAGTGACGGACCGTAAACGGCTCAACCCGGAACTGGCCAACGAACTTGAACTCAAGGAAGTCTGTCTTGCGCTGGATCTCCTCAAACATCTGGCGCCGGCTGCCGTAGAACCAGGCATGCTGCTTGGCATGCCACTGCTGCGCGAGGTCGATCACCTGGTCCTGGGTTATTTCGGGCGCGTGCCTGCTGCACTCAGCGTGCGCTCTTCTCACGGCTTCGGGGTATCTCTGGAATGGCGTCATGTCGTATGCGTTGTACCAGTACGCACGAACAAGGCGATGTTCGTAACTTGTCTCCTTGGCAAACCAAGCGACCACGTCAGCGAAGAACTCACGCCACCTGAAGTGCTTCTCATCGAGCTTGTAGCGCTGAGGGGAGCCGGGAGCTTGGAAGGAGAAGGCTTGGAGGTTCTTGCGGAAATTCTGGCCATCCACGAACACAACTGTGCGTAGCGGTGCCATATGTGTGACCCCCAAATGGGCAGAGCCCCAAACGGGGCTCTGGATGTTCCTGGCGGGGTCCGAAACCGAACCCCGTAACATGTAGGTTTGGCTCATTGAGCCAATGTCATTATAGGCACTTGACAGACTTTGTAAACCCCTGATTTGCGGATTGTCAACCATGCAGTCGGCGCTCGTCTGCCTTCGACAACTATCCCTGGCGTACGCGGAGACAGACGGGTTCACGGACGAAGAGCTGGACCTCATCATGAACTACGACATCAAGTACCGCATGGGGGCGGAGGAGGGGGATTAGTAGCGTGGCGCAGAGCCCAGATCAAGCGGTGGAACCCACCTCACGCAACTACTTCGTGGATGAGGCCGGCGACGGTGTGCTCTTTGACCGCAAGGGGCGCGTCATCATCGGCCAGGAGGGCTGCTCGCGGTTCTTCATGCTCGGCGTTCTTGATGTCCCCGACCCTTCCAGGCTGACGGAGGCGCTCGCCGCGCTGCGCAAGGCGTTACTGAGTGACCCGTACTTCAGGGGCGTGCCCTCGATGCAGCCGCAAGCTGGGAAGACCGCGGCGGCGTTCCATGCCACTGACGACCTGCCCGAAGTGCGCCGCGAGGTATTCCGGGTGCTGCAGCAGACAGACGTTCGCTTCCAGGCCGTTGTGAAGCACAAAGAAGCCGTGCTGGACTACGTGCTCAGCCGCAATGCTGCCTCTCGGGAATACCGTTACCATCCCAACGAACTCTATGACCTGATGATCCGGCGACTCTTCAAGCCTTTGCTGCACAAGCACACGTTGTACGGCGCTGCAACGGCTCTACGAAAAGCGGGAGGAGCGGTACCTTGTGAGCATCTGGGAGCGGTGCAGTCTGGTGGTGGACATGGATGACAAGCGGGAGGCCAAGTACGGCGTCTACTACACGAAGAAGAGGCCGCTATCTCTAGCGGCCCTGGAATGATAGCCAAGGGATATAGGACTGAAGGACCGTGGTCCCACAATCACACGGCATGGAGCCGAGTTTCGTCCCTTGTTGCTGACAGTGTAACTGTATGGTTAGGCTAATGTCAAGTGGACGCGCTAAACACGCCAACCGAAGTGCGTTGCGCCTACTCGTGAAACCCTGTTAACTTTGCTGACCAGTTGGAAGCAGGTCCTGGGTCACAGGAGCCCACCCACCAGGGGCTGCCGTCCTCGCAGACGACCTGTGATGCATCCCACGCATACCTGCTATCGGTTCATTATACCAACACCTTCGCGATTGTCAAAAGTCCCATCGCAGAAGACTGGCTTCTCGCTTCCTCTCGCGACAATGGAAATGACCCCCAGAAGACCAGCTTCTGATAGCCCGGCACAGAGAAAGCCAGCGAACCGACACTGGCTGCAGGTTATCGGCATGGCTATCCTGCAGGACCCGGCTGTCCTCGCGCTCATCGACCAGGTCCGCGACGAGTTTGGCCTGGAAACTCCCCTTGACCGTGCAGACGTTCGCGCCAACCGCCGCAAGGACCGGACTGCAATCAGTCAGAGGCTAACTACCCTCGCCGCTCAACACGACTGGCCGATCTCATCGTGGGAGACTGCTATCCTCCGGTATTCCTTTCGCCTCGCTGACCTTCGACAAGAGGCCCTCGACTTCTTCCTCGCCGACACGGCAGACCACCCGCCCACTCCCAAGGAACGGCGCAACCTGGAGATCACCATCGACGCGGTAGTCACTCTCCTGGACCGCAGTGGGGTCAACCGACTGATTGCCGAAACGCTCATCAACTTGTTCACAGACTACGCCATCGAGGGTGATCTACGCCCGCCCAGGGCGCTTCCGCCGTGGTTCGTCGGCTCCGTCTTCCCCCTCCCTTTCCTGGGCGGAGACCGCGTTATCCTCGCCTTGCTCAGCCGTTTCAGCGATCCAGACGAGATCTCCGAGCGCCTCCGCGCGGAGTATGAGGCTGTCTTCCCCGAGAGCCACCGCCCCAAGCGCTCACGCAACACTCAACGCGACACCTGGCTCACCGCTCAATACGTTACTTTACCACCGTTCAGAACTGGTATCACGAGAAGACCAACAAGCTAACCGGGAGGACCATCGAGCCGAACTACGAGAACCGACTCGCGATCAAGGAGTTGGCGTTGCGGAAAGATAGTGTTGACGCTTAGTAGGGTTTGTGCTATCATAGTTGGTGTCCGTACTAACAAGGGGTGATTGATATGGCGTCAGGCTTCAAGTCGTTGCACCCGCTGACGGAGGAGATGCTGCGTAACCTCGGTGTGAAATCCAGTCAGGTAACGCAGGGGTATGGGAACGCCGCCGCATCGGCTGGCTACCACGCTCCGGTGGGGGAGTACCACGGGAGGAAGTTCTCCCACTGCTTCGACCTCACATCAGACCTTGCCACCACAGCCTTCATGCACCGCCTATGGGAAGCCGGGGTGGTCGCATTTGCACGCAACCACGGCGAGAACGGCTGGAGTGGCTCCCCGCACATCCATGCTATCCATATTGGCATCAACGCCGACGACGGGAAGCCACATCTACTGAATGGCCCCCGTCTTCAGATCGTAGACTTCCTCAAGTCGCCGCCGAGAAATGGCCTTGTAGGCCACTGGCCGCTCACGGGGATTGTCCCAGACCACAAAGTACAAGCCGAACTCCGCAAGCAGTACGCCGAGTGGCTTCCAGACTACCCCACCCGCGTCTTGGCACCAGGTGGGCAGCAGATCAACTGCTATGCTTGGATGGACGGGGAGACAGTGACATGTGAAGTAGACGCCTTCAGTAACTGGTGGGGTAGTAAGGTGCCAGAGGACGTGCCCGGCGAGACCTTCGACGGTCGTTTCCGACGGGCACCGATCCGTCAGCTGGCCGCTGCCGTTGGCGTTAAGGTCCAGTCGTTCAAGTGGGGGCCGGGCAAACTGTGGGCCGAAGTCCAGCTCTCGTATTGAGGTGACGCGATGCCCCCAAGGTAACGTGGTACGGGCCAGACGAGGCGGCGTTTGCCAATGGCTATATGCTGCTGGTGTACGAACGGTACGGTAGTGTCATTGACTATCAGTGGATTGCTGCTGTGGCAAACACCGGCAGGTTAGCCGCAATGGGAACTACTAAAACCTACAGCGGAGCCAAAGGGGCCGCACTCAAGTTTGCGAGAAACAACTGAACTACGCCCTAAGGGAGGGTAACCGTGTATCTAAAAATCATGGCAGGGCTGCTCGTGGTGTCTCTGGCAGGAGGCACGAGCAGCCCCGAGACCAACAAGCCAACCGGGAAGGTCGGCGTTTACCAGTATACCACGCTGGCCGACCCCTTGCAACGCTGTGCCTCCAAAGCCGTCTCGGGCGTCTATGGCCCGCTACCAAGCTGGAAACTCGCCCTCTACAAAAAGGTGCTGGACCAAGACCTGACGGTAGCGGGCCGAGTGAAGCGGACGAACTACTGCCCCCAATGCAGCGGTACGCATTGTGCGGACGGGAGCCGGGTCCGCCGTGGTGTCTGTGCCGCCCCCAAGTCCATCCCCATGCACAGTATCATCTGGACCCAGACTGACGGTTTGCTCAAAGTCTGTGACCGGGGTGAAGCAGTCGAGTCCGCCCCCTCGAAGTACCTCCGTAAAGGCGAAGCTCATGTGATTGATGTGTGGGTGCCCGACTGTCCCGGTGATTGTTGGACCGGGCCGGGGACTGTCCGACAGGTGCCGTTTGCCGTAGTTCAGTAGCGCACATCAACACTGCATAAGGGGTAGTTATGCGACTCGATTGGGACGCTCCGGCTAGCAAGACGTTTGCCAATGGGCCCGCCATGCCGCTACGGGTATACGTCTACCGCCTGTGCCTGTACTACGGTTATCCGCAGGTCACAGCTATGTTTCATCGGTGTGGGATAAACCTTTCCAGTTCGGCTCTACGCAGTTCCATGACGCCGCTCATCGAGAAGCACCCGATACTCAGTTGCAAGCGCTGTGGGAAGAAGACCACCTCAACTACCTTCTGTTCGACTTGCTCAATTGCCGCCGAGCAAGGCACGTTGACGGAACGGGAACGCCAGCGTCTTAAGGAACACTACGCCAATGCCCGCTCCGCCTACGCCGAAACACGGGAACGCGAACACTCCTACCTAGAGGATGAGTATACCAATGGTAGTCAACGTCACGCATCACGCCATGATTCGAGCCAATGAACGGTTCTGCTGGACCGAGGCGAAGATCAAGCAGTATTGGTCTGACCACGTTGACTACTCGGTCTTCAATGACGGGGAGGGCGTCTACGGGGTGGTCTTGTCAGGGGTGTACTTTGTGGTGGCCTACGATCCCGCCCAGGACCAGTTGACGATTATGAGCCTGTGCCATTCCCGCAGCCGGAATGTCACGGGTTGGCAGAAGCCGCTACGGGTTGACACCCCGACCCGTTGACTACTTGCAACGAAAGTGCTTTAGACAATGACTACGATACCGTGTCAAGTCGAAGTCCACAACACTCACATCCTCCTCCGTAATCTCGACCCGATAGCTGAGGAGTACGTGCGGGCCGCTTTCACCTGGGAGGACCCTAAAGCCGCCTACATGCTCAGGCGGCACCGGGAGAAGGTCCACCCTAAGCCGATGAAGTGGTGCTACGTCTGCCGGGACCAGGGCAGCAAGTGTCTCTACCAGAACCACACCTTGCCGATTGGCTTCCTGCCTAACCTGCTGGCCCTGTTCGACGAGTACCAAGTGGCATATCAGGTGGGTGACTTTCGGCCACCAGCCCCCTCCCGTCAACATGACTGGCACTACGACCGCACCCTGCGGCCATACCAGCAGGACGCCCTCGAAGCCCTGTTGAGTAACCAGTACGGAGTAGTGGAGGCGGCGACCGGGGCCGGAAAGACCGCGATGGCTGCCGCTCTCGTTTGTGAGTTGGGCGTGCCGACGCTGATCATCACCCCGACGAAGGTGGTCTTCCAGCAGTTTTGGTCCGAGTTCAAGGACCACACCGACTGCCAGTTGGCCCAGGTGGCGTCAGGACAGCGTGACAACGGCCCCGTAAGCATTAGCATTGCCAAGTCGCTTTTGGACGAAGACGGGAAGCCTCGGCTCGAACACCTCATGGACAAGCAACTGCTCATCCTCGACGAGTTCCACCAGTCGGCGGCGGAGAGTTGGCAGAAGATCGTCGAAGCCTGCCCGGCCTACTATCGGTTCGGGTTTTCCGCGACCCCGTTTCGGGCTACCGACCTAGAGTGCAACCTGCTACGGGGCATGGCAGGCAACGTGATTGCGAAGATCGGGACGGAGGAGCTGCAAGACCAAGGCTTCCTGTGTCCCACCGACATCCGTGTGGTGACAACTAAGGTGGCCTATGACCGCCGCTACCAGGATGAAGACGGCGAGTGGAAGGAGATTTGCTTTGCCGACCGTTACCGGCAAGGCATTGTCGAAAACCTGGGCCGCAACCTAGACATCGTGGACATCGTACAGTTCCACTACGAACAGGGCGAGAAGGTGCTGGTCATTGTGTCATGGACAGACCACGCCGACATCCTGCTCCCCTATCTGCCACCGGATACGATCTACCTGAGTGGCAAGGACACCCCCAAGAAGACCGAGGCGAAAGTGGCTGAGTACAATGGGCGGTCGGGTGGGGTGCTACTGGGTTCGCCCGTCGTGGACGTGGGTTTCGACGCCCCCGCCGTGGACGTGGTAGTGATGGCCGGTGGGGGAGCCTACTCCGGTAGGCAGCGACAGCGGTTGGGGCGAGGCCTGCGACCCAGCCCTGGAAAGGACGTGGTGATAGTCTACGACTTCGAGGACGACGACCGGGGCACGGGTGGCAGGCCCACCTTCTACCAGCATAGTCAGGCCCGGCTTCAGGCGTATCGAGACGTGGGACAGACGACACGATACTTTAGCCTCAAACAACCATCACTGGCATAGGAGACCACAATGTTCGGGATGCTACCGAAGCGTGAAGCGAAGAAGAAGCAGAAGGCGTTCAAGGGCAAGCAGGCCACGACCGCGACCGTTCCTTCTGACACACCACAAGTGGAGGAGGAACATGTTGAGTTCCTGCACCTGCGTCGGTGGGACTATGCGACCCAGCGACTGCTGCCAACCGGCGGGATCACCTTGGCCTTCGTCATGGTAGGCGGTTACTACAAAGTCGGGGCCGCGTTCTGTTCCCTCAAGGATATGTACCAACGTGAAGGCACGGCCAACGGCAAGCCCGTGGGACGTGATCTGGCCCTGGCACGGCTTCATACTGACTACTCATGGGTGCCCTGGTGGCGTTTCCACGATGAGGCATACGAAAAACTCCCCGACTTTCTCGACTGCGAGGCCGGAAAGGCGTGGCTGCTACATGCCTACCGTAACGGCCTGAACCTCGGCTGGTATCTCGACACAAAGTACCACCGGGGGCGGAAATTAGGTACGACACCTGTACAGTGTGCGGCCAGCCCAAGCCTAGGACCGCCTCGAAACGCTGCCGGAAGTGCTTCGGGCGTCAGGTCGGCCCCTACGACAATCCCAGTTCCAAAACCTCCGTGTCCCAACGCGAGGAGATCGTCAGCCGCTACGGTTCAGGTGTTGCTCAAGCCGACTTGGCCCGGCAGTATGACCTAAGCCGCGAACGGATTAGGCAGATCGTGACACACGCCGGGAGCGAACCAGCAACGAGGGCACGGGTCTGCGAGTGCGGGACCGCCTACGTTGGGAAGTCGGAACACTGCCCCGACTGTCGGAAGCGTCTCGCCAACGAACGGATAGCGACAGCGAGAAAGAGCGGGACCTGCCAAGTCTGCGGTAAGCCGATCACGGCGGGAGCCACCCACTGCGTTCGGCACCGGGCCGCGAGACCGCGCCTGCCGAAGCACCGCCACATCATCGGGGAAATCGTGGACCGCTACCAGTCCGGTGAGAGTGGCAAGGCTCTGGCCGAAGCTTTCGGCGTGGCGAACCGTACCGTGTACCTGTGGCTAAGGGAACAACAGGTGGAAGTGAGGCCGCGTTTCGGGCAGAAAAAGTGTGTTGGGCCACTTGACAGCGCACTAAGTAGTGTGTAGGGTTAGTATGCAGTCGGTTGATCACCGGCTAGATTTGGTGGGACGTGGTTGTTTTTGACTCGGGCAGCCACGTCCCGCCATCATGATACGAGTCTACTATGCCGGAACTAACCCTCAACCAAAAACTCCTCTCCATCGTCTACCACAAAACCCACCGCTGGCGTAAGCCCTACCCCTTCAACGTCTCTCGTATCGCCAAGAACCTCCACGTCACCCCGCGTGAAGTCAGTGTCGGCCTCCATGCCCTCGTGGCCCAAGGGAAGATCAAGCGGTGTGACCAGGACGGCAACCGGGTCGAGGCCAAGTCCACCTGTGCGGCCCGGCTGGTCCAGTATCTGCTTGACCACGACTGCTGCATCGAGTGGGACAAGGCCCACCGAGCCGCTGTCTGCAAGGAGATCGGCGTTACCTTCAATACAGTACGCCGGGCCGTCTGGTCACTGCCCGAACTGATCAACGTCGAGTACAACACCCAACGCCACCCGACCGTGATCTACCTGCTGGACGATGAAGCCGCTCGGGAGTGGCTACAAGGGAAGCAGGTCACGGCCACTGCCAGGCACCGGAATCACTATTACAAGTACGTTTCCGGCTACAGCCGCCGCGCCCTAAAGCCCAAGCCCGCACCGGCACCAAAACTACCCAAATATGGAGCCAAACACCAGATTCTCGACCTACTGGTGCAGAACGGCGGTGCCCTCTTCCTGGGGCCAACGGCCATCTTCACTCGCCTCGGCATGAAGAAGTGGACCTACTACTCCACCCTCCGCAACATGAAGGCGGCGGGCCTCGTCACGCACTCCAGCCAGGGTCTTTTTCTCGCTGATGCCGACGCCGCTGCTTCTTTTTTGGCCCCCTTCAGCCATTGTCAGGCCGAACAAACGCCAAAATCAAATCTCATCCCCCCTATACACCCCCCTAGTCGTGAACACCATACACAGCTAAAGTCAGTTACTAACGTAACTGCCTTTAGCCTTAGTCCCCTTACCCCTGACACGTCAAAGGCAGCAAAGAAGTTGATGATATGGGGTTTGGTCTTGAGGAAGCGGCTAGAGTGGGAAATCTCACGCCAGTTGCTGTACTACCCGAAGAACTATGAGCGTGGTCAGGAGAAGATTATGGACACGAGGCGGCGGTTGGCGGCCATTGACGAGGAGACTGACGAGGCCCACCGGCTGCTATCGGGCCGGATGTACGGGCGGCAGAAGGCGATCTGCCAGCAACTCCTCACCCAACTGAAGGAGTGCCTGGGTTTGGGTGGGGCCATTCTCGACCCCCTGTTGGACGAGACGATCCGCCGCATTCGGTCCACCCTCCCCAGTGTGGAAAACCCCGACTGCGACATGGCTGAGAAGTTGGTGGACTTTTGCGGAGCAGTTTTGCCGGTTGACTGTCAGCCTACTTTGTGGGTAAGATTGTTCGTGCAGTATAGTATGTCGGCTACACTTAGCGAGTTTGTCTGCCGTGGTGGCTTAGACTTACTGTTTTCGATTCAGGCGTGGAACGAAGCCGCCGTGGGGTTCGTAGACCAGAGGATTGCGTGGGACATCTGCATGTACATGGCCTACCTGAAAGCCCACCCCTTCAACAGCCGCTTCCCCGAACAGTTTCCCAGCATCATCGTCATGGACGGGTTGCAGAACCACCAGCAGTACGTGTCGGGGCCGGTCGTGGCTGAGGCGTTGACCTACTACCTTGGCTTTGAGGACTACAAACTCGGCAGTCTCTACTCGATCAAGCACCAAATACTCGCCGCCCTCTGCACGAAGTACCCGGTCTCGGAGAATGGTGGCGTCCGCTACACGACGGCCTGGGATGAGTTTGGCCCTGACCTGCTGGAAGAAGACGAGAGTGGGACGCTGGCCGAGTGGGTGCAGGAGTACATGGCCGAGCAGGCGACGGCTCCGATAGTCGAGGTGCCGAAGTTCAGCCTGACGTGGTTCGAGGCGAAGTTGAACGCGGTGCGGCTGTACGGGATGCCGGGCGATGTGGAGGCGATGAACGCGAAGGTGTCGGCGTTGAAGCGGTGGCCGCTGGCTCCGTTCGAGGAGCAGAAAGACAAGTTGGTGGCGATTCTGAACAAGCCGTGCCGCTATGCGGAACCGGCCCTGACGTGGGCGGCATGGGACGCGATAGTACACGGCCAGACCAATCGGAACAACAACGTCGAAGACTAAGTGGGGTACGTAGTGAGAGTCTTAGTGGCGTGTGAGGTCAGCGGGGTTGTGCGTGATGCGTTCCTGAGGCATGGTCACGACGCATGGAGTTGCGACCTTCTTCCTACGGAGAGCAAATAGCCGGAAGACAGGCACATCATCGGTGACGTGAAAGAGGCAATAGACGACCATTGGGACTTGGCGATTTGTCACCCGCCCTGTACACACTGGACGCGCCAATACCAAGGATTGCGTTGGAGAACCCGGCAGCATCATCAGCAGCCGGATACGAAAACCGGACCAGATCATCCAACCGTGGCAGTTCGGGCATGGGGAAACGAAGGCAACTTGCCTTTGGTTGAAGGGGCTACCGTTGTTAGTTCCGACTAACGAGGTAGAAGGCCGTGTTCAGAGAGTTCACCACATGCCTCCGAGCCCGGAGCGGTGGCGAGAACGCAGTCGCACATACATAGGAATAGCCGAAGCAATGGCAGATCAGTGGGGTACGGCATGGACACAGTAATGGTCAGGATACAGGACGTGGCTCAGGCTCTCGGCGTGGACGAGAAGGTCGTGGCGGTAGCCCAACGGGCCGTGCATGGTGAACTGAAGCCATTCGCCCAAAACGAGCCACGGCAGACACGCCGCCATTGGGAGACCTTCCGCAAGTTTGCCGGGGCCATCGGCCTGCCCGACGCCGACGCCCTCAACGCCCTCCAAGGCAATCTCGACGAGACCTACGTTAGCCCGCACGTCGTCTCCCACCAGCGAATCACTGCCGCCCAACACATTGCCGACAAACTCCGAAAGGAGTTAGAGAAGGCCAAGGCTTACACGCAGAACGTGGTCGAAGCCCTCATCAATGAAGTGGGGGTGCTGCCCCCGACGAAGTTCGTGATTGATCAAGGCATAATGACGGACCAGACCCCGACCACGGGGATGCTCGACCTCTCCGACTGGCATATCGGGTCCGCTTGGCCCAACGCCGACACCGGCTTCGGGGACATTAGTACCGACATTCTAACTGACCGCGTGGAGCTGCTGACCAACAAGGTCATTTCCCTGACACGGCTCCAGAAGCGTATCTCACCGATCCCGCACCTGTGCATCAACTTCCTGGGCGACATGGCCGAGAACTGTTCTCTGCACCCGTCGTCAGGGGTCCACGTTGACAACCCGACTATTCGGCAACTCTCCGCTGCGATCAACGCCGCCGAACGGATGCTGGTGTCGTTCCTGTCCGAGTTCGAGTGGGTCACCGCCCAGGCCGTCTTCGGCAATCATGGCCGCATGGGTCCGAAGGGCGAACAACACCTGCTCAACAACTGGGACGTGCTGTTCTACTCCTTCCTGGCCGAACGCTTCCGCGACGAGCCGAGGCTAAAGTTCCACATCTCGACGACGCCCTACATGGCCTACATCCTCGAAGAACAGCCCGAGTGGGTCCACTGCATCATTCACGGCGACGGTATCCCCGCCCCGTTCACCTTGCCGCTGTACTCAATCACCCGAGCGGAAGCGAACATCAGCAAACTGCTGGACCGCCCGATCAACTACAGCCACTTCGCCCACTGGCACAACATGGCCCAGATGGACAAGACCTTCGGGGCACTCTTCATCAACGGTAGTCTGGTCGGCACCAGTCCCCACGGTATCAGTCTGCGGCTGGCCGGGCAGGCGAAGCAGTTGTACATGGGATTTCACCCCGACTACGGCCAAACGTGGTCCTACCCGATCTACCTGCAAAGCCATAAGCGTGCCGAGCCGGATGCCAACGGTATTCTGACGCCGTACATGGAGTCGCTCACAATATGATTGCACACGAACCCGTGCTTGATACCACTCTCGAAGGCCGTTCCGCAGACACAATCAGCCTAGACATTCTAAACGAGTTCTGCCCACCAGAGTTGACGAGGTTCGGTAGGAAGCACCATACAGAGACACATCGTTGAACGACCCGAGAAGTCATTCTGGCAGCACATCGAGTATCACGGGTTGCCATTCCGAACTAGCCGGTGGTGTTGGCCGAGTTGTTGCCACTGGAATTCGGGCCGAGGAGAGCAGCCGCCGCCGGTCGCGTGGCATCGTCAACGTGTGCCGGAAGTCCGGCAATGAGAAGACGCTGATCAACCCGATTATCCACTGGACGCATGATGATGTGTGGGGGTACATCCGTCGCCGCGAGTTGCCCTATTGTTCGCTGTATGACGAAGGGTGGAAGCGGCTCGGGTGCGTTTTCTGCACCTACGAATCGAGGCGTGCCGAGACGAAAGCCCGCTGGCCGAAGATGTTCGCGGCCCTAATGCATAACGTCCGCAAGGCGTGGCCGACTTGGCAGCAGCGGTTGTCTTGGCAGGGAAAGACTGAAGAGTTCATGCAGTCCCCAGAGAAATTCCTGGAGTGGTGGTGGGACATGCCACATGGCTATGAACGAGATGGCGATGAACAGTGTGCTTTGTGTTCGACCAGTTTGAGGAGGACGACGATGAAGTGGAACCTAGCACAGATATTCGGACGCAAATAGGAGACCGCTTTGGACCTCCGTGTTGTTATCGACTCTATAAAGGAACGGGCAGACCTTCGGCAGATCATGCCCGATGTGGTCAAGCACGGCACCGACTACTTCTGTGCCTGCCCGTTTCATAGCGAACGCGATCCCTCCTGTCACGTCACCAAGAGCTACTACCACTGCTTCGGGTGTGGGGCCAGTGGCGACATCCTCTCGTGGTTCATGTCCAAGGCCGGGGGCGGCTTCTCCTTTTTGGAGGCAATGAGCATTGCCGCCGCCGAGGTCGGCATCGTCCTCGAAGGCGACGTTAGGCGGGAGATCAGCAAACTCGTCGAGGAACGTGAGAAGCGGGAAGAGGAGTTAGCCACCTACCGGGACGCCCTCGAAGGCAGCGACAAGGCCAAACAGTATCTGGCCGAGGAACGCGGTCTCAAGCCCGAGACGATAGAGCAGTTCCGTCTCGGCTACCGTCCCGACTGGAACGCCATTGCCATCCCGATCTACTCGAAGAGTGGGGGGCTGGAAAGCATCTCCTTCCGCTTCATGGACCCGGCCAACAAGCAACGCTGGTACCACAAGAACACCGAGACCTGGACGAAGCGAGACGCCCTCTATAATGCCCGAGCCATCGAGTTCGAGACGGGGCCGATCTACGTCTGCGAGGGCATGTTTGACGTTCACTCGATTTGGCAGGCCGGGTGTCACCGTGTCGTCGGCATCATGGGGGGGCAACTCAACGACTCCCATGTACGGGAGTTCGGTGACGCCCCCGTGGTCTTCGTCCCCGACCGCAAAGCCGAGGGCGATTTCAACCTCTTCAAGCAGTCCGTCTTCCGGCTCAGGAAGGCCCACCCCAATCTCGTCATTCGGGTCTCACTCCTGCCCGAGGGGGATGCCAACTCGGTCTCGGAAGAGGAGTTGAAGCAGGCCCTCAATAACGCCGAGAACGCCGAACTGGCCATCCTCAAGCACGACCTCAACGAGTGTACCGAACGCGACCAGGAGTACCGGGTGGCCCGGCTGGTGGCGACGGGCATTGACGACCCGCTGACCAAGGACGACATCGTACATTGGTTGTCCGACCGCTGGCAGAAGTCAGTCGAAGTAGTACGGCAGGCCCTGACCCGTTCTGACGCTCCCGTTGCCAAAGTCAAGACGATGCAGGAAGTCGTGGCCGACTTGGAGGAGAGTGAACGGTCGGCCTCGGTGGACGGCCTGGGGCTGCAAGGCACCGGCCTGGACCACTACATCGAACGCCCGAGGACCGGCCACGTTGTCATGATTGCCGCGAGGCCTGCCGTCGGCAAGACCCTCCTTGCCCTGAACATCATGCACAACTGCCACGAAGCCCAGGTGCCAACTCTCTTCGTGTCTCAAGAACAGCCCCCGAAGGAGCTGGCCTACCGCCTATCCCTCATGCTCAGTGGCGAAGCCGGGCAGCCCGTGGACAACCGCACCCTTCGGCACAACATCATTCACGACACCGACTGGTGGAAGTTGCACCGGACGAAGTTGATAGACACCTTCCCCCACGTCCGCTTTGAGGGGAGAAGGCTCTCCCCGCAGGCCATCAAAGACTCGATCATTGACGCTTCCTATTCGATAGGGGAGGCCGTCAAGGTGGTGTTCATTGACTACTTGGGCTTGCTGCGTGACGACGGCAACTCCCGTTCCTCTTATGAAAAGGCCTCGAACATTGCCCGCGACATTCAAGCGGTCACGCAGGAGTTGGACGTGTTCGGCATCTACCTAAGCCAAGTCAGCCGCGACGGCAAAGACGGCACGGAACGTATCACCTACGACATGGGCCGCGACTCCGGTGTCATTGAGGAGATTGCCGACTACTTCGTGGGTCTCTGGAAGTCCAAGGACGACCTGACGCACCTGGGCGTCGAGAAGATCATGGGGTCCGTCTCGAAGAACCGCCACGGTAAGTGCGGGGACTTCACCCTAATGAAAGACATGACCACGCTCAAGTTGACCCCGGTTGATTTCCACCACGAAGAGACCATCACCATGCTACGGTCAACTAACCCGTGGGGCGAAGATATAGCGGTTGACTGACCTACTTAGTTGGTGGTATAGTAGGGGCGTGAGCCAACTATGAGGTGTGCGCATGCCTTATCTAACCAGTAGTGAACAGCCGTGTCCGAAGTGTCTGGCGACCATGCGGTGCTATATTGACGATGAGGGGGACTTACTGTCAGAGTGGTGCCCGCAGTGTCACTACACCGAGAAGGAGAGTAACGACAATGGCAAGGGGCCGGGCCAGAGCGGACGGGACAGTAGTAGCAAAGGGGCCTAACTACGGCACTGCCCTCCAGGCGATCAAACGCCATTGTAAGCAGTGCAGCGGCGACCAGAAGGTGCGGAATTGTCCGTGTGACGACTGCGAGTTATGGCCGTTCCGAGCGGGACGAGGACCGGATGTGGCGAGGCATAGTGGGTGGGCAGTAGACCCGCCGAAGCGAGGTTGAGATGATAAAGTACTGCGGCTGTAAGAGCAAGGATGGCAAGGCTTCGCGTTACCAGGACGCCAAGTACGGAGAGGGGATGCGGGTCCATAACGAGATGGCAGCTACGGATGGGAAGCGTCGGTGTCGTTGCACCATCTGCGGCAAGGAGAAGGAACAGTGACGATCAGCTACGTCTCAATCGAGAACATGCTTGGCCTCACGGAAGCCAAGATTGAACCCGGCCACATCACCCTCATCGAGGGCCATAACGGAGCCGGGAAGTCCGCCGTCGTCGAGAGCATCATTGCCGCCTTCTCCGCTCGTGGGATCGAGGGGGAACTGGTCACCAAGCCTGCCGAACAGGGCCGCGTGTTCATCAAGTTCAACGACGGCCACCAACTCAAGGCCCGCTTCGACACCGATGGCAAGAAGTCAGTCACCGTCACCACTCCCGACGGCGATGTGAAGAAGTCACCGCAGACGTGGCTGGACAACCTGTTCGGCCAGTCCATCGTCAACCCCGTCTCGTTCCTCCGCATGAGTACGCAGGAGAAGCGTCGGGCCATACTGTCGGCCCTGCCGATCAAGGTGACCCAGGACGACCTGATTGAGTGGTTCGGGAAAGCCTTCTCGGTGGACACTGACCGCCACGGCCTCGAAGTCCTGGCCGAAGTCGAGAAGTCTCTCTACGAAGACCGCAAGGCCGCGAACGCCAAAGTGAAGGCCATCCGTGACGAGCTGCACGTCCTGCGGTCGAGTATCCCCCCGGACTTCGACGCGACGGCGTGGCAGGCGATTGACACCGGCCAGTTGACGGAAGAGTTGCAGGCCATTGGCCGGATCGAGTCCGAGAAGCGAAGCAAAGCCGCTGAGGCAGTCAGAGTTAGTCACGATGCTAGTGGTTACCGTTCCCAGGCGTCACGATATGCGGCCAACATCGAGAAGTTGCAGGCCGAGATCAAGCAGTGGCAGGAACGTATCACCAAGGCCGAAGAGGACATTGCCGACAACCGTGAACGCGAAGCCGAGAACTTGGCTTGGGCTGAGGCCTGCGATGCCGAGAGTGTGCGGCTCATGGCCGAGGCGGAGGCCATCTCTGTCCCTGACCGCAGCGAAGTCGAGGCGAAGTTGGCTGACTTCTCGAACGCCCAACGTGTTCTCCAGCAAATCGGTAACTGCGACCGACTGATGGCGGAGTTGTCCGCTGCCGAAGTGGTCGCTTCTGGCCTAGACGAAGCCGTGGAGTTGGCCCGCCAGAAGCCCAAGGCCCTGCTGGCGGCTTCCAGACTGCCCGTAGACGGGCTGGAGTTCACCGAGGATAGCATCCTCGTCAACGGCCTCAACATTGACAGTCTGAGCGATGGTGAGAAGTTGCGGCTCGGGGTGGCGATTGCGAGGGCGAGTACCGGGCCACTGGGCTTCATTGTGATTGACGGGGCCGAGGCGTTGGACCCGGCGAACTTGGAGCAGTTGTTGGCCGAGGCGAAGGCCGACCCGTACCACCACTATGTCATTACACGGGTCACCTCGGGTGACCTGAAAATCACGACTGAGTTTGCGGACGAGGTGGACGCGAGGCAGACCAGTCTCTTTGGAGAGGACTAACATGGCTGAAGTTGGCGAGTTGATGCAGACGGCGATGGCGTTGGCCGATACCAAGCGGCAGATCAAGCAGTTGGAGTTGCTTGAAGAGAGTTTGGAATTGGCTTTGAAAGATGGCCTGCGTGAGGGAGTCATTGACGAGGAGACCATCAAGGGCTTGGGGTTGAACCCGACCCGTCGGTTGGGTGGCTTCGACGAGGGGATGCTGGCCCTGCTCAAGTTGCGTGGTCTGCGTGACGCCATCGTAACCCAGGAGAAGGTAGACCAGAAGCGGGCCAAGGAGTTGCTGGCGTCGGGCGTCCTCACCGAGGCCGAAGTCGAGCCGTACAAGAAGCCGGATAGCCTGTACTTTACGCTGCCGAGGGAGAAGAAGTCATAGTGGCCCACCGCGACCTGCTACGAGAGAACGCCTGGGTATTCGACTCCCAACCTGGGGCCGACCAGATCGAACCGTTGCTGAAGGAAGTCCCCGCTTGGCACGGGGCCACGAAGACGATGGACGCCTACATTGGCTACGTGGTCTCCATCTCACAACGCATGGGGAGGGGTGACAATGCCAAGGTCGTCTGGCGGCTATACACGACCGTAGCGGGCAAGATCGCCATTCTCCACGACGCCCATGTGACTGAGGCTGCGGGCCTCATACCGTGGCAAGAGAATCCTACTATCGAGTACAAGAACGGCATGGTAGTGGTTAGCGGCACGATGACCTCCCCGATCTTCGGCAGTCGTTTTGAGGTTGGCAGTGGCGTGATTGGCGACGGTGCCCGAGGGGCAGACCAGACCAACCCCATCGAGAACGCAATGACCTCGTGGCGGGGACGAGCCGCGTCAGCTATGTGTGGGGCGGGCGTGCTACCCTACACTGGCATTGCCTCAGCAGAAGAAGTCCGCACCGTCAACAGCCGGGAGGAGATGGCCGAACGGGGCTACCGTGTGGTCACGCTGGATACGGCCCGGCAGGAGCCGAACAAGCCGACGGATGCTGGTGGGGCCGGGACTGACGCCGTGGTACGGGCCTTCCAAGCCTTGAGCCGCAACAACCGTTGGGACGAGGTAGCGGCGAAGGCGAAGTTGGGGGCCTACCTCCAATCCATTGGCGAGACCGTCGAGGGCGACACGCTGGAACACATGGCTGGGATGGATGGCGACCGCATGGGCGTCCTCAACGGCTTCATCAAGTGGGCAAAGGAACACAATGGCTAAGGCAGAAACCGACAACCACGGCCTGAAGATCAAGACGGCCATGAATACACTCCTAAAGCAAGAGTGTATTGAGATGGTGTCGGAAGCGGACATCATCCGTAGGGTAACGACCGGGCTAATGTCATTGGACGAACACACCGGCGGCGGGCTCCCGATGGGTTTCCCGATTTCTATCCAGGGCCGCAAGTCGGTGGGCAAGTCAGCCTTCTGCTACTACATGGCTGGCAGGGCCGTCGAACAGTATGGCGGGGCAGCGGTGCTAGTGCAAACGGAGGGGGGCTTCGTACCGGCCTGGGCCGAGTTGTGCGGCCTTCCTCCGTGTGACTTCGTGCCGATCTTTTACGGCGATAAGTTACAGGAGACACTCGAACTCATCCTTCAGTTGTTGCGAAATACTACCCCGACCTGCGTGATCTTAGACTCCCTCTCGATGCTGGCCCGCGACCCCGACCAGTCACTATTGGAGTCGGAAAGCCGTGGTGGTAGGGCCAAGCCGATCAACGCTTTTTTCCGCAACTTGATTGCGGCGATGAACCCAGAGACACCCCCGCTGTTCCTGTACATCGAACATTTGCATCAGGACGTGTCCAGCCCCTACCGGACGCTCGTTACCACTGGTGGCGAGACCAAGGGCTATGCGAACGTCATGGAGATCAGGCTCAGCCTCGATGTACCTGAGAAGAAAGACATCGAGACGGACGTGGGCAAGAAGACGTTGCCCATCAAGTCGAAGGTCGTGTGGGAGATTCACAAGTCCAAGGTCTGCCCAGCCAAGGGCACGGGTTCCTACGAGTTGGGGTTGCGTGATACGCCGTGGTCGAAGGCGGGCGAGATCACGGACTTCGAGGAGTTGCTAGCCCGGTGTATCAACCGGGGTCACGTCAAGAAAATGGGTTCGTGGTATCAAGTAGGCGAGGAGAAGTACCAAGGTGCAGAAGCTCTCAAGGCAGCAGTTGGCCCAAGCACTCTCAGGGAAATCGCCTTGCGACCTCGGGCGGAAGGCGGAACGACAAACAGCCTCGTCAAGACAGTCAAGAAGAAGGCCCCAAAGCGGAGCGGGAAGTCTGAAGGGGGACATGCTGGAGGGGACGGGGACGCAGCAGTTCCTGGTGGAACACAAGTTGGCGACGGGCAAGTCAGTGACGCTGAAGTGGGAGTGGCTGAGTAAGATCACCAAGGAAGCCCTCGGCAGCGGCAGGCAGCCTGCCCTGTGTTTGGTGATTGGCGGCGAGAAGTGGTACATGGTGCCGGAACACATCTTCGATCAACTGTTGGAGGACTAGGATGGCACAGTTATGCGTTTGGGACGGGTTCCTGGCCCGCGACGTGCAGTTGCAGTACAGCCCCGAGGGCAAGGCGTTTGCGATGCTACGCCTCCGCTCCCCGGCGGGCTTCAAGAAGGACGGCAAGGATGTGGCCGACTTCCTCACCTTCAAGGCCTTCGACGAAGTAGCCGAAAAGGCGGGAACGGGCAACGAGGGCGACCCCGTAGTGATTTGGGGACGGGTCCGTGCTTGGTCCAAGGGTGAGGGCGACAACAAGACCTACGGCAACGACCTCATCTGCACCGACATCATGTTGGGAGCCAAGGCTGAGTAATGGGTGTCATTGACGACCTGCGACAGATCGCTCCCCGCCAGCACTTCCGGTCAATGTCACACCCCGACCAGTTGTGGCGGGCCTCGTTGTTGCACGATTGCCCCCGTAAGCAGCTACTGGTCGCCAGTGGCATTGACTTGGCGAAGTCCGATGGCTTGCTAAGGAAGTTGAGTATGCGGTCGGGTGCCCATGATAACGTGCAGCAGTGGCTTCAGGAGTGCCTGGGTGGCCGTTATGACAGTATGGTAATGGAACGGCCCATCTACGATCCCGAAACCCGCTGTGGGGGCCACGTAGACGCCATCGTGAAGGCCGACGGAGCCGCCTACGTTATCGAGATCAAGACCTACGCCTTCCTGCGGGGCGACCCGTCCGAGAACTCATACTGGAAGCACCAAATCTCCTTCTACTACAACACCCTCCAGGCCGAGTCGGTAGTGATCCCCATCGTGATGATTGTTACCCTGGAGGGGCAGGTCCGTGTTATTGAACCCGCCGTCACCACTGACTACCGAGGAATCCTGTCTGGCTTGAACGTCGCCTGGGAGACCGGGGTGCTTCCGGCCTATGCGGATTGCCGGAGCGAGAGTTGCAAGAAGTGTCCGTTGGCGATGGTCTGTACGGAGCCGGTCGAGACTATCTCAGATTTCGCCGCGATGGTGACCGAGAGGAGCATTGCTGATGCCGGATAGGTTCCCGCGTTTTATGAACACCAACCGCTTCCACGAGTACATGCAGATCGTGGCCGCCAAGAAGGGCATGACCTTTCGCTGGATGGCCGAACGGTTGGCCCCGCTGGTTGAGTTGAAGATCGACTCCCGCTTCGTCTGGAACCTCTCTAATAGGCCCTTCAAGACGATTTGTCGCCGGGATGGCATGTTGGTCGAGTTGGCGAAGTTGGTGGGAGAACCGCAAAGTAAGTTGCTGTTTCTGTGCGGCGTACAGCCTTGGGGGAAGCGGCTGTCCATGCTGGAACAGTGTGCCGTGTGGGAGTTCATCGAGGGGCTGGTGGACGCCAAAGAGAAGGGTAGCCCCAAGCCGCCCGCTCAACGCTACACCCGCCTGCTCAACGCCCTCTTTGGGGGAGCCGAGATCGTCATTCCGGTTTCGGCTGAGGGGATGGCAGACTTTCTGAAGTCGTACTTGGAGGCACCTGATGAAAACCCTGAAGCCGAATGAACCGGAGTTCATTGACCGCTACAAAATCATCGAGGGCAGCTACAAGTTGATCTCGATGGGGCGTGGCCTACCGCCCGACGCCATCAAGCCCGGCGACCTGACCTTCGAGCAGCTCTGCGAAGAGGCCGACAAACTGGCCGCGTCCCTCCAGGGTATCGAGTGGGCACTCGTCGGCTACGCCGGGGCCATCCTCCACGAGTACCGCGAGAAGCTGATGCCCAGTCAGATCAGGACCGTAATGAAGTGGTCCTACCAGTACCCGTGGAAGACGATCACCGATGGCGTGAATGTCTACGTGAGGATGATTGCCGATGGCGTTGCTCCCAATCTCGGTGTGCCGTTTGCTATCTGCCGCTTTCTGTGGAACCCTCGGGCGGGCAGCAACGCCCTCGCCAAATGTGAACGCCTCATGCTCTGGGAAGTCGCCACCTCAAGCCGCTGGCGACCGCACAACGTCCGCACCGCAGTATCAAACCTCTTCAAGAGCCGCAGCACCCAAGCCGAGAAAGCACTCATGGCACAGCGACTGTGCATGGAAATCGGGAAGATCAGGGATGAGTTCGAGCAGCGAACAGTTGAAGCGATGGTTGGAGTCGGTAGTGAAGGACCTGGGGAAGGACCCGAAGAAGGTACTGGACTATAGCCAAGAGGGTCTGTTCTGCTTTGTGGCGAGTTTGGCCGATGGCCGCGTGGTGAACATCGTCCTGTACGAGTCCACTCAGGACGGGTACTTCCTGCTGACCTGCCCGGCGGCCCTAAAGTCATTGGTTCCGTTCGACGCCCTGGAATGGGCAAAGGCCTGTTCCCTGTACGAGTTGCTGTTTGACTTCCCTGACAACTCGGTTCGGGACGGCTACTACTATGGCATGGCAACCCTCAGAATCAAGCCCCAGTCCGCTAAGGAACTGAGGCTTGAGTTGGAGTGGTTTATGGCCCGTATCGAGGCAGCAGTGGAACACTTCAACCAAAGACGATCTGCCACTTCGTCAGGAACTGTTCCCGACTGAAGGTCTCCGCGACCCACGCCTTGTTCGAGGCAACATCCCCCATTACCGCCGTCTTGACCGCGTTGACGACGCTGGAAGCGTCCCTGACAAAGAAGCCAAACCGTTCCCCCGCCATCCGTGGTAGATCACTTACCGGGGTCATGGCCACCGGCTTCCCACACATGGCCGCTTCCAGCGGCAGCATCGGGAACCCAGACCATTTTACCGGGTACAGGAACACGTCCACGGCATGATACCAGTCCCCCCGGCACTGCGGCAGAGCCGGGACTACCTTGACTGGTCCCCCCATTGCGTCGAGAGCCGCGACCGTATCCCCCACGCCCGCCACCAGCAGCCCACACCGCATACGCTTGCAGGCTTCAATCACCACGTCGAGTATGGCATGGTCCACGTTGCCAATGTAGCCGAGCAACTTGGTGTTCTTGGGGATGCCGAACTCAGCCCGAATGTCTACGCCCAAGGTGTCAGGGGCGATGGCCGGGCCATGAATGATCTGGACCTCGTAGTCGGACATGAAGCGTTCCGCGACCATCTGCGAAACCGCCACGAAGACTGGTTCGAGCGGAGCCAGCAACCGGCAGTCCTGGGTCACCTTGTCGGAACAGTCCGCCCCGAGATAGACTAACCGGGGCTTGTGCTGGAGCAGGGAGAAGAGGCCCGTCACCGAGAAGCCGGGGAAGCGTTCCTGACTAACGACCAGGAAGTCGTACTCGTGCTTCTCGATGTGCCGCACCAACTTGCCGAGATAGTCCCCGTTCTCCGACTCGAAGGACAACTTGGACAGGTGGTGGACGACGTGCTTCTTCACCAGTTGGTAGGTGTGGTCGGACGGTGCCCCGCTCGTCGTGAAGATGATAGTCGGCTCGTAGTCGTTATCTGCCAGGGCCTCGACCAAGGCCTTCAGGTACAGGAAGCGGTCGTCACATTGCGTCGTCTCCGACAAAAACAGTATCTTCATGGCGTGAATATGCTCCCCGTCTGCTTGGTTACCTTCTGCCCGTGTTCCAGGGCCTTCATCCAGGCGATGTTCACTTGGTCATATGACTTCAGTTCGTCCCGGTGGGCCATGATGTCCGCTACGGCAGCGTCCACGCCACGCAGCGGCTCCCAGTCCAGAGCCGTACGCAGTTTGCGGCTGGTCATGTCGTAGGACCGCGCCTCTTTGTCCTGCCAGTTGCCGATCACGTCACACTTCAGGCCGTGCTTCTCGGCCAACAGGTGCTTGAGCCACAACCCGAGGCAGGAGATGGTGTAGCCCTCAAAAACGGTGCCATCGGCCCGACGATGGTTGACGTTGAAGGTCTCACCGATAACCTTGTCACCAGGGGCCTGAAGCAGCCGCACATAAGTCTCGGCCAAGTCCTGCACTTCGATCAAGGGGCGGGTGGCCTCACCGCCACCGTTGACCACGATCTTCCCCGTCTCTAAGGCCGAACGGGTCATGGCATTGACCACGAGATCATTACGGTGCCTCGGTGACCAGCCCATGACCGTTGCCTGTCGGAGGATGATCCCGCCGATGTCTGCTTGGTACTTACCAACCGCCAACTCGGCCTTGGCCTTGGACTCGGCATAGTAGGAACAGGGGTTGAGGGCGGCAGTCTCGTCCAGTCGGGGCTGGTCGTTGAAGCCATAGACTGAGGCCGACGACGCGAAGAGAAAACGCTTACAGCCCAGTTGGGACGCCTGTTCACAAAGTCGTTCCGTGGCGACCACATTCATCTCGTGGTTGCCAACCGGACTGTATTCGGCAGAGGGGTCGTTGCTGAGACCGGCGAGGTGAACGACGTAGTCAAAGGGGGCAACGGTATTCAGGTCAAAGTCCCGCACATCGGCCAGCACCGTCTTCACGGCCAGGGAGGCGAGGTAGGACAGGCCACTGGGGAAGAAGCCCTTATCCACCACCGTCACGTCATAGCCCGCCCTGAGCAACTTCTGGGTGGCCCAACAGCCAATGTAGCCCGCCCCACCCGTCACTACTACTCGTGGCATGTAGCACCTCTCATCGTCGGACACTCCTTTGGGATCACAAAAGCCGTGAACTTCTTCCCGCGACCACTTTCCGTCTGTAGTTCTCTGGCGTGATGAAAAAAGGCATTGTCAAAGCCGATTGGGACTGCCGGGCCAGCATAGGAAGCATGTAGGCCATCGGCATCATACTGGCCCGAGGAACGCCCACAAAAGCACGTTCTCGCCTCGTAACGGAGAGCGAACACATCCCCACAGGATCGGCAGTAAAGCAGCTTCATACGGCCAACATCATCTGTTCCTTGACCAACTCCAGCCGCTTGTCCCAAGCCCCATGCCGCTGTACCTCGTCCACGAACCCCTCGAAGTCATGCTTCCTAACTGACGGCTTCTCGGTGTCGAGATCGTACTGGCAGTGCATGAGTTCGTGGTCCACGATAGCGACCCGCTGTTCGTCGGTAGCCCACCGCCACCAGTTCAGCAGGATACCAATACCGAAGGTTGGCGTCCCCAACACCGTCCGACACTCTTGCGGATACAGCCGGGCATAGCCGACCTTGTTGCCGCACTCGTCGGGGTGCTTCAGCAGGCCCTTGCCATCGTATTTGGCGAAGAAGAAGTAGGCGATCTCCACGCCTACAAGGTGGGGATGGTCGTGCTTCACCAACTCGGCGGCGATGGCTGAAACTCCCGGTGCGTCAAGGTACTTGGTAGACATGCTATCTCCTAACGAGCCTGGACGGCCCAGGCGTCGTAGTCTTCGTCGTCGAAGTAGTCGTGGTCAACCCGTTCCTCGTCTAGTTCCCCGGTACGACCTACGCCCTTGTACGGTTCGGTGGCAGTCGAGATCAGGATGGTGTCGTCCTCCAAGGCCATCCAGCCGTGCCAGATAGTCGGCGGCACCGTGATCCTGACCAGCTTCCGTTCACTGGCGACGACTTCCTGGCAGTTGCCTTCCTCGTCGAAGAAGCGGAACTTGGCCGCCCCGCGAACGATGGTGAAGTAGTCAATCAGTTCCCGGTGGCGGTGCAGTCCACGGATGGTCCCGGCCTTGTAGCTGCGGACCATGTAGTGCTGGCCGTACTGCGTGAACTCGGGGTCGTCACACCGCAGCAACTCGGCCAACTCCCCGCGATCATCGGCGTTGACTGCCAGCGGCACGACCTTGACCAGTTCGATCTTGTCCATTATAGGTAGCCCTTCTCCCTCAGATACTGGCGGATTGGTGTGTCGGTCTGTTGTTTGAGATGCAACTGCCTGTCCTTCAACACACTGGTATGGCTAGGCCGCAGGTGGTCGTTGGGGTCGCAACTGATGGCCTGGATCATGTCAGTCAAACCGAGTTGGGCGAGAACGCGGCGTCCGATGTCATAGTGGCTTGCTGGCTGGTACTCATCCGTGGCGTACCATACCCCACACTTCTCCAAGTTGTCTAGGATGCGATGAGCGGCGTGCTTGGCATAGGTCGTGAGTACACTGGTGTAGTTCGGGAGTGAGAAGGGCTGCTGGGCCTTGATCTTGGCGACTACCGTATCAATGAAGTTTCCGCCGCCCTTGGCCCGGCAACCCGCCGCCCCATACATCGTCCCCACCCGCACCACGAGTGCGTCAGGGCAGAGCGTCAAAGCCGCCAGTTCCCCGATCAACTTGGTCTTGGCGTAGACCGAACGCGGCAGGCCATTGTCGTCGGTGGGCGTACCTGAGCAGTAGTCAGTCGAGACGTAGACGTACTTCCAGCCGTACTCGACACAGGCATTGGCGACATTCTCCGAACCGACAGCGTTCACTTTGTAGGCTGTTTCGGGGTGTTCCTCACACTTGTTCAGGTCGTGGTAGGCCGCCGTGTTGATTACGGCGATGCTTTCCGACGGATGCTTGTCGTGTATCTCTCGGAACCGGCTGACATGGATACTGGTCACGTCAATCTCATCGTGGCTCAGGCCGACACACCCTATGCCAAACCGTTCACAGGCCTTCACCAACTCCGTCCCCAACTGTCCGGTGCTACCAATCACGACAATCATGGCCCACTCCTTTAGTGTGGTGTTAGTATGGTAGCACCGCACTATCCCCCCTGTCAAACGGCCTACTTCGGACCAACTTGGCGAAAGTAGTCAACCCACTGGTCGGCAATCCGTTCGATGCTGTACTGCCGGGCCTTCAGCCGTGCCCGCTTGCCAATCCTCGACCGCAAGCCACTGTCACTGAACAACTGGTCCAGGGCGGCGTACCACTCTTCGGGACTGTAGGCCAGGAAGGAATCCGTCCCCGGTTCGGCCACCGCCACATAGGAGGGCACCCGTGACGCCACCACTGGCAGGCCCGCTGCCATGAAGGACAGCATCTTATTGGCACACTTACACCACGTCCATTCCTGCTGAAAAAGTGGCACCACGGCAAGGTCGGCCACAGCCATTTGTTCCAGTAGGTCGTCCATCGTCCAGGCATGAAACTGAGCGGGGTAGGGTTTGGTCTTGACCTTATCGGCGTTAGACTTCCCGAACCCATCATTCGGCGGGCATACGAAGTGAACGGTGAAGTCGTGCTTCTTCGCCAACTCTTCAAGGGCCGGATCAATCTCACGGAAGTACATGATGTTGTCGTGCATCCCCATCCAGACGACGTTGAGGCCCTGGTGCTTCTTCCTCTCGACCGCCAAGTACCGTCCGTCAACCGCCTCTTCGATGACCCGCACCGTGGGGTGTAGCCGCTGGAGGTTCTGACCGAGACGGGGGGAACCCGCCACAACCGCGTGTACCCGAGCCAACCCCGCCATCGTCTCCTGGTGGTAGGCATGATGCTTGGCGAACACTTGGTCGTTGATGTCGGCAACGACCGTGGCCCCGGTTGCCAAAGCCTCGTCCAGCAGCCGCATGGAATACTGCAACACAATGATGTCGGCGGCTTCCCGACCGTCCCACTTGTCCGCGTCAAACCCGAGTTGCTGCAACTGGCGATAGACGTTGACGCCACGCTGCCGCGTGGTCGGTTCCTTTTCGTCGTCACGGTGCAGCCGCCACCTGATCTTCAACTCTGACATGCGAATACTGTCTCCTCGATGTCAATATGGGCGAGAGGCTTGAGCCAAGCCCACTCGATATGCTGGCATACATCAGCAAAGGTGTTGAGGTCGGCGGGAATGTCCATACACAACCCGACTAAGTGGCGGGCCAGATCATCCGCGTCAAACCGTTCCCGTAAATCAAGTAACCGATAGCCATTGGCGTTGCCCGACTGCTTCGACATCTTTTCCCCGCGAGAGCGTATTTCGGGCAAATGACAGGAGAGCGGGGGGTTTCTACCGAGACGCCAGTACAGGGCGTATTCCAGTGGTAGATACGTCGTCCCTATATCAAGCCCGCGTACCACGGCAGCGATGTCATAGCACAAGTCGTCGAGTACGTTGCAGGCCGCTTCACGCACCCCACAATACAAAATCGTGCCATCGGTGGCAGTGGTCCTAAGTATCCCCTGGCAACGGTCGGGGTAGAGACCGTTACGGTAGGGCACGAACAGCGGCGAGGTTATGCCGAGGCGACGGTAGGTATCAAGCAACCAGTCAACGAAGTCGCAGTGGGGGTCAAGGCCGGGTAGATACTCGGCCAAGTAGGCATCGAAGTTCGCCTCGATCTTCACGCTCTCGTCTTGTTCCAGCAACCCCATGTTTGACAACGCAAGGCAGTCTTCGATGTAGTGCGGCAGACGTATGGCCTCGTCCACCAGAATGTCTTCCCGAATGTCGAAGTAGTCCAGGTTGTCTCTCAGCACGTTCAGGCCGGGGAGTCGCCCCCCCCAATACTTGAAGTAGTCCACCCACTGCCAGCCATAGCGGACCAACAACCCATAGCCGTACCGCCGGGCTAGGGCGACGTTCGTGAGCAAGACCATGAGGTTGCCAACGTGTAGGCCCCCGTCTTCGATACCAGTCAGTGAAACACAGAAGCGTAGATGGCGGTCTTTCATCGCTTCCTCCAGGCCCTAACGGAAGAGTGCAACAGACGGGCCGCATCGTGCAGTATCGGCTCAAACGCTTCCGTCTTCAGACAGGAGACATCGGCAGGGCCGATCTCATCCTCCCAGTCGTGTACCGCAACAATCGAACCGGGCTTCAGACAGGAGTGGAAGAGAGCCAGTTCATGCGGCTTGTCACCGTTGTCTACAAAGAGGAAGGTGTTGGGTAGAGAAGCTAAGTCCGAGGCGTCCTTGAAAGTCTCACTGAAGAGGTCCCCGCCGAAGAAGAACATCTCTGGTAGCCAAGCGGCCTTCACGTCGTCGGGCCGCAAGTCAACAATGTCAAAGGTCGAGAGGGCACCACCACGCAGCCGTGCCGCCATCCCCAGGTAGAGTGAGGTGTAGCCATACCACGTCCCCAACTCGACCAAGTTGCTGATTGCGGGGTTGGTTGCCAGCACCAACTCCAGCATCAATAAGTCACCGTGACCCACGCCGATCCGGTCACCCATTCCCCCCTCGTCAACGTGTCCCAACACACTGCGACGATAGAGCATGGAGTTTTTGTGCAGCACGTCCTTAGTTGCTAACGGTGTGGAATAGGGGTGGCCGACAAAGGATGCGCCGTTGTAGCCGTCATTATTCTGCATCAACTAACCTCCTCACCAACTCCGTAAGTGGTCTGCGGTTTACTGGGTCGAAGAAGTACCGGCCCGACCCGAACAATGATAGTCCGTTACGCTTGCCAAAGAACCCGTTGTTTAGTAAGCCAATCAGGACACCATCCGTGCTATTACAAATCTCCGCCCCGGCCATCATGTCCCAACCGTGCTTCTCAACTAAGTCCAGTGTCATTGCAATGGCTGTGGACCGCATTGGCAACCATGACGCAAACAGACAAGTGGCAAGGATCGTGGGATGCCCTCCTTGGTTCGTCACTTGTCGCACCCACTTGTCGTAGACCCAGGCGGAGTTATAGGAACCGAGGGCGATGTTCTCACAGGTCAAGGCAGGTAGGGGCGCATACCAAGTATACAACTCGCGATGGCCCGCCGCCAGAGCCGCTGCCGTAAGCTCCTCGATACGACGCTGCCACGCCCCTTGATACCAGCGGTAGAAGTCATGGCTGGTGCCAAGGCTATTGTCCAGCGTCACACTGGCATGAGTGGGCATCGGTTCGTCACTGTGTCGTGCCCAATCCGCTACCGCCCACTGGTCAAAACTGTAGAACTGAGCATTGTTGAGAAAGTTATCCTCATCAACCCTCTCCCAATGCTTAGGGAAGGGGTTGTCACTGTAACGGGGGATGATGAGTAACCCGTCCGGTCGGCTAGCTTCGAGGTCGTCGAGTAATAGGGACGCGAGTTCGTTGGCAAACGGGTGCCAGTACGAGGGGCTGCCCAAGGGGCCGACTTCATTAGCAGCCATCAATCCCAAGTGATTGCGGAAGGCTTCCGCAGGACCGGAAAGACCAAGACGTTCCCATTCCGGCCACTGTGGGAAGACACGCAGCCCGTAACTATGCAGCAGGTCCGCGAACGTGGCCGTGAGAACTTCAGTCGGCCCCATTATGCCATAGATACCAATCTCGGCCAACCACCGTACATCCAGTCTCTCGACTTGAAACGGTAGCCAGAGGCAGAACCGAAACTCACTCACTGGCCGCCACCTCAAAGATGACGATGCCCGTGTTGGGCGTCCCGTCAACCAACCGACGGATGTTCACGTTGCCGTCCTGTCTTTGATATTCTTCCAGCCCCTGCCAGAAGGTGTCCCGTATGACGAACTGTTCGGAGACGACGCCTACCCAGTCTTCATAGGCCATGTCACGCCGATGGTGGAACTCGGAGGGGTGGTGCAAGGGCAGGCTAATGACCGCCACGCCATCGGGGGCCAGCATGGACTTCAAGGCCGTCAACCCCTGCTGCATGTCCGTCAAGTGTTCCACGACCTCGAAGGCCACGATGGTCTCGAAAGGGGTAGTGATCTGAGCCGGGGCCTCCTCGATTGGCAAGCAGATGAAGAGACCATCGAAGGCCGACTTGGCGGCAGCGAGAGCCGCGTCACTGCTATCAATCCCGACAACCTCCGCTGCCACCGTACCCAGTAGCCATGACCCGTAGCCAATCCCGCACCCGGCATCGAGTACCCGCTTGCCGGTGCAGTAGTGCATGGCCCACACGTAGCGGCTCAGGTGGACCTGGATTATGTTCGTGGGCGTGTCGTTAGCCAACGAAATCCGTTCCCCGCCCCAACGATTCTGTATCGACATAGGACTCCCTGATCTGCGACAGTCTTGTGGTCAGTTGCCACGGCTCAATGTAGTACGCGAAACGGAGGGTGTAGAGTAGGGCTTGCTTGTCCGGTTCTTCCGGCAGGTCGAAGGCGGGCTTGCCGATAATGTCCACGTCTACGGCGTGCATCCAGGCCTCGATGATACACTGACTATTGATGCTCACCACTAAGTCCGAGGCCGCAATCAAGGCTTGTGAACTATAGGGCAGCAACTCCCAACCCTTGTCGGCACAGTAGGCGGCGACGTGTTGACTATTGGAGTATGCGTCTCCAGGGTGGACCTTCACAAGTACCCGACAATCCTTGTACTTGGCCGCCACATACTCCAGCAGTTCGAAGTTGCCAAAGCCCTCGGAACGGAAGACGATGTTGGTGTCAAACGGCACCTGGAGGGGGACGAAGACCGTGGGGCGATTGTCAGTGTAGACTTCCACCATGCCACGGGTAGTGCGTTGCTGCTGTTCAACGCTCTGCCAGACCGCTATGCTCAACCATGTTTCCAGTTGCTCGTAGGGGAAGGCTTCCATCTCGGAGACACGATGGCAGGAGGGTAGGTCGGTGCGTCCCTGTTCCAAGCCCGTGCCGTCGGCCACGATGGTTCCAGGGAACGTCGCCCGTTCCAACCTACAGACCGGGACGCCGACTTCTTGGGCGAAGGCGATAGCCACTTCGTTATACCAGCACCGTTCCCCCCAGGTTACGATTAGATCGGCTGGTCCCATTGCCATCAACTTGTTCCTGAGACGCAGGATACCGTTCTCGATGGCCTCGTGGTCATAGAGCGGCCACTTCACCACGAAGGGGTCACGGATGGCGTGGCAAGCCCGTTCGTACTGACAGTGTTCAAGGTCGGGGAACGCCTCGGGGACGCTATCCAGCAGCGACCGATCTTCAATCTGAAGATGATGCACCCGTTCCACCCAATCCGTCGGTTCGAGGGCCGCGTCGGGCCGCACCATGATTAGGTGCCATTCGAGGTCCACGTTCCACTGCGAGTAGATACGGAGCCGATCCATGACGTTACCATCCGGCACGACGGCAAGGACCTTTAGCGGCGTCGGCATGCGACCCTCAGTTCCTTTCGGCAGTTCCAAAATAGTAGCATGGCATCCGGTGCTGTTATGTGGGGCAGATACTTCCTGGCAACGGCCAACGTCTCCTCATCAACTACTTCCTCGATACATACCAACTCCCACAAGGCGAGGTGGTGCTTGAACAAGTAGCGACTCCACGGCTTGCAGTGCGTGGGGACGTGATAGGCTTCGTGCTGCACGTCGGGAACAATGATGGTGATAAGTGCCCCCGGCTGGCAGAGCCGATTGATCTCCTAGATGGCCTTGTCACACTCGACAATGTGTTCCATGACATGCGAGAGAAGCACTTCCTCAGCACAACCGTCTGGTAGGTCAACGCCCTTGGTTATGTCCGCTACGATGTCCACACCGGGCAGGTCACGAATGTCTATGCCGACGAAGCCTTCGGCTTTACCCGCCCCGTAGCCAATGTCGAGTTTCACTGCCGAAGCTCCTTGCCGAGGATTGCCATGAACTGTTCCTGCTCCCGCTCCCACGTCCTACTATGTGAAAGCCGCAGCCCCTCCCGGTAGAGTTGCCACCGCAGTTTCTCATCGTCGAACACCCGGCTAACCGCTTCGACAATGGCCTTGCTGTCCTTGTAGGGGACGCTCAGGTAGTTCACCCCGTCGGTGGCATAGTGCATCCCCACGGCGGTTGAGACGACCGGACAACCACTGGCCATTGCCTCCAAGGGCACGAGGCTCGAACCCTCAATCAGGGACGGCACGACCACGCACGAGACACTGTTGTAGAGGTCACAGATTTCGTCCTCATCGTAGGTCCGAACGTGGTTCACCTCACAGGGCCACTGGGGCTTCGTCCCCCCCAACACCGTCACACTGAGATCGTGATACCGCTTTGCCAACTCCAGCACGGCCTCTTCGGCGTATTGCTGGCCGTCGTACCAGACCATGCTGCCCTTCCGAATCAACATGAGCGAGTGCGGCCACGACCTATCGAAGACCCACTTGGGCGTGAAGGTGAGATTGTCCACGCCGTTGTCAAGCTGGCCGATGATCTTCATGCCGTACTTCTGCTTGAACTCCCGCATGTGGTCGGCAATGATGATGTGCTTGAAGCCCGGCAGCAGGAAGTTGGTCTTAGCCACCGCGTCCGGTCCCCACTCGGGTTCGTCGGACTGGATCAGGGCAATCTTCTGCTGGCACCGCAACCCCGCCACAAAGGGCATCGTCGAGTGGAAGGTGCTGAAGGCCACGTCGTATTTGTCGTCTACCTCTGCCGTCGTCTTATGGCCGAACCGTTCCCAACCCTTAGCAGCAGTGGCCCATTCCGTGAAGGAACACACGTCCACTTGCCAACCGGCGTCGAGCATGGCCCCGGCCAGCTTCTGCACGACCTTTGACCCGCCGTTGCAGCCCAAGGAGGCCATCACCCACAAGGCCTTCCCCCGGTGATGCTTGGCAACGAGTTTCTGGCGGTTGCGTTCGATGTGGGCCTTGATCTCTTCACTCTTGCCGAAGGTCTTACTCTCCTCGTGCTTACACAGGCCGGGGATGGCGACCAACTTGAAGCCCAGGCGTCGTGCCCTGAGGCCCCAGTCACTATCCTCACAGTAGCCCAGCCCGAAGTCGGTATCTAGGGAGCCGACCCGTTCCCACATTGACTTGCGGAAGGCACAGCAGAACATCTCGATATAGTCGGGGTCGAGCAGGTCCTGCCCCACGTACACATAGTCCGCGTTGAGTTTGCCGCCCCCCTGGCCCGCGATGGCAACGGCAGGGTCACGGAGGGCGTGAAGCAGTTTCTCCATGCAGCCGGGGTGCAGCTTCACGTCGTTGTTGAGTAGGACCACAAACTCATGCCGGGCTTCCGAGACGCCACGGTTGACGGCCATCGGAAAACCACTGTTGCGGTTGAAGCGGACAATCCGTACTCGGTCGTCCTTGGGATAACGGTAGGTCGAACCGTCGTCCACGAGAATGACTTCATCGGGCTTGGCGACCGCGAATAACTGGTCCACACAGGTCTGCGTAGTCACGACATGGTTGTAGAAGGGGATCACGACGCTGTACTTACACTTGATCGGCGGGGACGCGAAGGAACGGCCTTCAACCACAATCTCCTGGGCGTCACAGTCGTCAACAACACTGGCATTGGCGGTCTTCTTCACGACGATGAAGAAACTGGACCCAACGAAGCCCTTCTCGACGACCTCGAAGACAAAACCGCAACTGGCCAGCCGCATGACGAAGGTGCCGAGGTTGTAGTCTACCTTGTGGTCGGGGTTACACTCGGGCTGGCCGACGTGTGGGTAACGCCCGGCCTCGGGCAGGACCATAACCATGTGCCCGCCGATACGTAGCAACGACCACCAGTAGGCCAAGATTTCCTTCGGCGATTGGTAGTGTTCGAGGTAGTGGATACAAGCCACGAAGTCCTGGCTCTCGGCGTCCACCTTGACGGCGTCGGGACTGGACACGCAGACCGAGACGTGAGGGATTCTGCGGCGGCAGTTACGCACCTGTAGGCCCGAGGAGATGTGGCCATCGTCTTCTCCGAACTCCACCCCAATACCCTGACAATATTGGCTCAGGTGCCGAAAATCATCCGCTATCACGTTAGGCCTCCGAACTCACGCATGTAGTGCCGAACGAGTTCTGGTGTGTAGTACCGGGTGCAGGATGGTACGCCATCCCGCCAACGACAGGCAGGCCGCGAACCTACATGGTCCCCACAGTTCTTGGCACAGTCGGCAGGACTATCAACCGCGAGGACATGCTGGCAGGTATTGGTGCGTTCCCACGAACGGACGTGGCTGAAGAACACCATAGCAGGCTTGCCCATTGCGGCGGCCAACCACGGCACCCCCGTATCACAGGCGATTACCCCGGCACTGCCCGCAACCAGGGCCAGCAACTCGTCCATGCCCAGGCCCGAACGGTTGACAACTCCGTGCCCCAACTCAAACTCGTAGGACTTGGCGTCCGTGAAGACCAACGGCAACGGGGATCGTCTCAGGACTTCCAGCGTCGTCTCCAGTGGCAGCGACCGAGGACCGTTCTGATTGGCGAAGGGGACGAAGACGTAGTAGCGACTGGGCAGGCCCAGGTTACGCTTCGGGACCTTGATTGGGAACTCGATACTGGTCACCTCGACCCCCAATATCTGCCCCATGAGTTGTGTGCGGTCACCGCCGTTACAGGGCGTGTTGTCGAGGTTGACCACGGTGTTCGCCTTCATGTTGAGACCCGTCTTCAGCCACGGTAGGTACTTGAGCCAAGTGTCGGTATCGTAGCCAGAGAAAGTGAGGTCGGACTCAGGGTGCTGGGCCAGATATTCATGGCAGGCGGCGATGGCGAACACCTTGTCTCCCAACCCCGGCCTGCGTACCACCTGCAACGGTTCAACCATCAACTCCCCGGCACGGACCCGCTGCTGCACCTCCGGGTTGAGACCCATGACCACATGGCCGCTATCGGATTCATAGAGCGACTGCAACGGGTAGGAGATAGCGGCCTGCGGGTCGTCAAGAGTGCGAAGGTAGTCTTCAACAGTCATGGTTAGGAGGCGAGAACGAGACCCGTGCGAGAATAGGTGAGTGTGCAGGTCGGGCAGGACTCACATGCATAACCCGCCCGACGGGTGATCCGGTAGTGGAAGCCCTCGTTCGTCCGTTGCCGGGGCGGGGCGTACTGGGTGTCCGAGCCGGCGTCCAAGACCCCGCCGGGATACAACTCTTCTACGTAGAAAGCACTGGAAGGGGTCACGGTCAACTTGAGGACACCATCAACCGCAATCGTAGCCGTGGCCGAATGGTCCACGTAGCCATCGGCAATATCGGTGTCGTCAGGGACATAGATACCGGCCACCGTTCCACTAATCGTGGTGAGGATCGGGAGAAGCAACTTTCCCGCCACCGTGAACGCCGTGCAGCCGGTGCCGTCCGTGGTATACGTGCCAATGGCAAAGTAGGTCTTGGTGGTAGGGAGGGTCGTGGCGAAGGTGCCATCCTGGCAGAAGTACAGCGAGGCTCCGGTCTGGTTAGCCAGCAGGGTCGCCTGCCCACCAGCATAGGCGATGTAGACGCCGAGTAGGCAGGTAAACGCCCCAAAGGTGACCTGTAGACTGTCCGCCGAGTAGGTGGCGGTCGGCACGGTCAACAGCCCCTCCCCATGCAGGGAGGAGAAGCTATGTTCGATTCGTTCCTCGATCTTCTGGCTTTCCGTCTTACCGAGGGTGAAGTTGTTGTTTATCTTGGTTCTGGCGGTCGAAGGGGAGTCCCCCGATAGCGACTGGGGAGCAAGCACGTCAACGTGACCAATGAGTGCCATCGGGCAACACCTACCTTAGTGTGTTGCTTAGTATGACACCCAACTACCGTTGCCGTCAAGTGGAGGAATACGCGGGGCTAACTCACGAGGGTCCACGTCTGGCCGTAGTTTTGTGACTTATAGCAGACCCGGCTCCCCCCCGAGAAGGCGTAGCAGTAGAGCCAGCCATGCTTGAAGTAGCCCCCCGGTGCCCCGTCAGTGTCAATCCCCGTAGCGATCTCCCACCAGTTCGTATTCTGCGTCCACGTCGCCTCGGCAAAGTGCGTACTGCTACGATAGCACCGTAACGACCCGCTGTTGGTAATGGCGAGGGCATACTGGATGCCCTCATCGTAAACCTCTGTAGACCACGCCAAGTCATGTCCCGAGATCACGGTTGCCTCCGTCCCCCAGGTGTTACCCCAGTTAGTGCTGATGAGTTTCTTCAGGTCCCCACCCTTGAGATGGTAGAGGTAGAACTTGCCCTGCTTGTCCACGTAGCCCGACTGTGACCCGTCCGTATCGGCGTCGGCTACGTCCTGCTTCGGCAGGGCATAGGGAGCCTTCGATATGGCATCTTCATACCACTGCGAGGCGTTGCTGGTGTAGATGTGACGTATCCCCTCACCGGGGACGTGTTCCAGCACGTAGATGATATTGGCGGCGTGTTCCACCACGAAAATGCGACCTGAGCCAACTGGGTACGCTTCCCCCAACGCCCATTCACGAGTGGCGAACCTACCGATCTCTTCCTTGTTGGTCTTCCATTCCCAAATGGTCCGGTCGGCGTCCGTATCACTGATCCCGTAGGCCGCGCTTTCCCAATGACCGTGTTCGTCGGAAGCGATTGACTGTACCGTCTGCCAGTTCTCGGGGTCAGCGTCAATGTGTTCCCGATAGAGTTTGCCCAAGGCACGGCTGCGTGTCCTGGGGAAATCGTTGGGCAGCGAGGACTTTAGCCCCATCCCGTGTGCCCGGCCTTGGGCATAGTATGTGCCGTGGAAGTTGTAGCGTAGGCCCCGCACACATGTCACGGAGAAGCACCTAACCGCTACTGCTGCAATGTCGTCTCCGCCCATCTGGGGGACGATGTCACGCACACAAAGGGTGGTTAGACGTTCCCCGTCTTCGTCAACCATGTGGTAGTTTTCGTTGGCTTGGGAATGGGAGAGTGTCCAGGCCTCTCCGCTGTTGGTGATCGGCCATCCCCCAAGGGAATAGGACGAACTCATGTCCAGTCCGGTCTTAGCTCCAATAAGGACGTTGATTGTATCGAAGCACCGTTCGACGGTGCATGGTCTCGCGTTATCGGGGACGAAGAGGGCCATGTTGCAGAAGCCGTTATGATGAGCAGAAACGACGCCTTGGGCATACCGCCATGACTCGTCAATCTTGATGGATGTGCCCGGCGTTGTCGGCGCAACCCGATAGAAGGGCGCGGTTGTGGTTACTTCCTGCCGGTCGCCCTTATCACTGACAAGTTCCGGTTCCCAAAGGCGATACCGACCCGCTGTATCGAAGTGCAGGGTAAGACTTTCAGCCATTGCGACTGGCTGCCCGCCATTCTGTTCGTCGTATAGATCGCAGAGTGACTCTGCGACTTTTTCTCCAGCCGAGGTCACATAGTAGGTAACCGGCAGCGACCGTTCCAGGGTGAACAGGTCTCCAGCCGAATAGGAATACTCCGTCTGCCTCGTACTATCGGTGAAGTGGTTATCACCGCACCCCAGCAGGTCCATGTAGTAGCGGATCGTGACGCCCAGTGTCGCCGGATAGGAGGGGAAGACGAGTCTGTTCTTGAGGTAGCGGGCACGCCAGTCCCACACCGCTTCGTGTTCCTCTGGTGTCGCACCGCTGCCGAGTTGGCTGTCGTGGCGGCGGTACAGGTAGGCGGTGGGCACCGGAATTTCGTCAACGCCACCCACCTTCTCCTGTCGGTCACGGTAGTTGCACTTCAGCGTGAGGGTGATGCTACCGCCACCATTTCCAACTGTGAAGTACCCGTTCACATCTGGAACCGTGGCCGCACCCTCGGCTACCCAATCGGCATGGGTATGTGCCTCCCCGTAGATGCCTTTGTCGTCGTCCACTGAGACTGAAACGATGTCCGTCATGTACGGGTTAGTCTCACGGTCAGGAGAGGAAAGAGGGTAATGGTCAAAGATGACTGTGGCATTGTGAGTGAACGCCGGAGTGCGGCACTGGCTGTCAACGGTGATCGCGTTCCCGCTCTCCTCGGTGACGACTGGGCCGATACCGTAGCCCGAAAAGCCAGAGAAGATTCTCTGGCCCTCAGTCGTGGTATCGTATTCGTCGTCTTCGGGGTCCTCGGTGGAACCAACCAGCATGTCCTTGTAGCCAGTAGGGTTGCTTTCTTTATCCCAGAGGTTGACGACATAGACGCCCGGTGGACCTGACAGGTCCTGTATGTAGTACGGGACCGCACCCGCCCAAGGACCGATACCCCACGAACCGTCTTCCTCACCGAGGCAATACATCCAGTAATGACCATTGGTGTACGAGGGGTTCCCATTCCAGGTTCCGCCCGCCGCGTAGTACCCGTCTACCGGGCCGGGGATCGGCGCATTTTCCGTGCCGGTGACGCCGTAGCCCGCACCCTCTACCTTGTACTTACCAGCGGGGCCGCGGATTTCGATGCCCGCTGCCTCCGCGCTGGTAAGGTCAAGGTACACCTGCACAGTGGGCAGCATGTCCGCGTCCCAAGTGTCCCACGAGTGCAGCCCATACTTCTGCGTCCAAAGACCATGCGCCTTGAGTTCCGCAATGGTCCCATGCCAGTCCCCCGCGAAGCCTCCGGGGTCTACCCCGTCAATGAGTTTGCGCAGGCCGGTGCAGTAGACATAGACGCTATCGGGAATGTCCGTCCCGTCCATCCACTTGAAGACGAGGCGGGAGAAGTCGAACTGGTAGGGGGCGTATACGGTCACGCCAGTCCAGATGTCTGCACCGATAGTCGTGGGCACATTACGCCAGTAAAACTCAAACCCACTGCTGCCGTCGCTGCGGACCCAGGAGTTCTCGGCTGCCTCCCCGGTCATGGTCTGCGTAGGATACGAGGTGGTGTCTATAGGTACATCGCAGAACTTGATGTCCCGAATGGCGATGTAGGTGCGGTCTTCAACGGGGAAGTCGCCGGGCGCGGTCAGAGCGATGTCGCTAAAGGTCATCCCGAATGAAGTCACGGGAGCGCCCACTGAAGAAGCCATGCTCATTGAAACGCCGAGGTCACCAACTACAGTGGAGGAAGCGGCCGACCCTTCAGGTATTACCCATTGTTCTGTAACGGCTACTTCCTTTGCGTGAGTTACTCCCTTCTCACCGATTGGCACACCAGAAACCGTCTCTTCGAGGTAGGCACCACCACATTGCCAACGCCATACCCATGAATAGACTGCCTCTTCACCGGATTGTGGTATCGGAACGTTGACAATGGCGAAGTCGTCTGGCATGTGCGGTTCGTCGCCGAGATAAAAGTAGTAGCGGTAGCAACCGTCATAGATACCAATGTACATCCAGTGAAAGGTGCCACCAAGTCCATAAAAGTACCCCTGCTGAAGAGGTGTCTGCGAGTCCCATACCCGCAACTCTAACGTAGCGGATCCGCTATAGTCCCCGGTTGTTAGTTTGCACTTTGCCATCGGCTTGACCTTGTAGCCCTTCCACGTCGGCCCGTTCTTCGCCGGTTCCCCCACCAGCGCCCGCCAGGCCTTCTCCCGCGCCGCCGCGTTCACCGCGCCGACACGCTCGCCCAGTCCGTCGAACGCCCCATACTCCCGCCCCAACTCCAGGACAAATCCGGTGACTAACGCCAGTACAACTACTAACGCCTTGTTCACACGAAAACGGACCATTACGAAAACACCTCCCTTATGCTATTGCCCTACATTATAGCACAAAAGAGGTGTGTTTCCTACACTTACTTGACCCCGCTAACTACCTTTCACCTTGCCCAAAGCATAGACCGACGCCTCGATCTCGTGTTCATCCAACTCGATCCCGTAGAGTTCTTTAGCCTTCTGAGCCACCCAGGCGTACTTACTCGTTCCCGACTGCGGCTGCGTGTACTTCTTCTCGGCTGCTTCCACCAGACGCATGATGGCGTCCCGTAGGATGTCACTCTCGATCATGGCAACCCGAGCCTTGGCCCACGCCAGCACCGTATTCAGCAGCATGATAACCAGAGCCGCCGCCACCGTGCCCGCCGCCGGAACCACATACTGAATGAAGAAGGGAACTACAAAGTCTGCCCAGATGTTATGCAGCACCGGCATCCAGTCCATAACACCCTCCGTTAGTTCGCCAGTTTGCCCTCGATACGAGCCAGGGCTTCCGAGATTTTGTCCAACCGTTCGTGGACACGGTTGAAGTCCTGCTTGACCTCGCCGTGCTTGATGATACAGTCCGACTTAGCAGCGTACTTCTCAGCCAACTTCTCTCCCTGGTGGTGGATACTCTCGTCGGCGATATGCGACTTGCTGGCCGAGATTGCCGTTATGGCACTGACAATGATCGCCCCGAGTAGTACCACGGCTCCCCAGGAGAAGAGAGTAGTGTCCGAACCGATAACCTGTTTGCTGTCACTTTCCAAAAACGCAGTTTTCGTTTGGGCATACACAATTACCGTCAGCATTAACCAGCAAACGATGGCCGTGGCAACTCTCAGGACGATGAATCTCCGCATGGCAAACACCCAACCTTGACACTATCATCGGAGCGAACTCTTCCTCGGCTTGGCGATATAGGCTTGGGCCACCTTCACGCCACACACGCCCGCTTCGATGTAAGACCGGCCCTGCCCCAAGGCCATTGTCACACCGGCTGCGAAAGCATCCCCGGCACCCACGCAGTACACGTTGGGGATGTTGTCTTCAACGGAGATTTCAGTCATGCCCTGGTCACAACCCATGAGGACGCTATCTTTACCACGGGTCACGTAGACGACCTTGCAGCCGACCAACCGTCTGATCTCACACGGGTCGTCCGTCCCGAATATCCTCATGCTATCCGGTTGGTTCGGCGTGATTGCCGTGGCGTGGGCATATAGTGCATAGTCCTGCCCCTTGAGGTCAACCACACTACAACTGGCCGCCTTCAATATCTCACTGACGACCACCTCGTTCTGTTTGCCAAGACAGCCCTTGCGATAGTCCGAGACCAGCACGGCATCCCACTTGCCCTCCCGTACTTCGTCCAGCAAGGCTTCGAGAGCGGCAAATACGTGCTTCCGTTCCGTGTTCGTGTCACAATCCAATCGGGAAATGACCTGATTAGCCCGGTCAATCCCTCGTACCTTGAGCGAAATGAAGCCTTCGTTGGACCAGCAGATACGGTTGGCCCGGCACACCTGCTTGGTCAACTCGGCGATCCAGTGGCGGTCCCCCCGGCCAGGGCCGTCACAGTAGAGGTGGACGGTGGCCTTCAACTCCCGCAGGATATTGGCGGCGTTCCCCGCCCCCCCGGCAGCTACGACCACGTTGCTCGACTTGTAGACGGGCAGGCCCGTTCGTTCGGGGCAGTCACCGTTGGCAGCGGCGTTGCCGAACTCCAAATCCAACATCAGGTCGCCAATGACGGCTACCTTCATTCGTCGGCTCCTTCTTGTCGTACCAGATGGAAACTGACATGGGGGATAGTCGTGCTACCATTGAGCAGCCGCACATAGAGGTCGGCCACCGCGAACTGTCCAGTGCGGCCACCAGACTGTCTAACGAAGACTGGCCCCGACACAAACTCGTAGGGGGCGAGGGCCTGCTTCAGCAGGTACAGGGCGTCACCCCACAACTCGTCATTGAGCGAGAGGGCAGGCAACGCCGCACTGGCCACGAGGTAGCCGTCAACCACTTCGAGGTGTTCAACAAACCACTTCATCAGGACCATGAGTTTGTCGTAGCAGTTGCTATCACTACGGGTGACAACGCATGGCAATAGCCCTTGGGGAATCGAGACCGAACCGGGGGCCACGAGAGCGTCAACCGGGACCAAGCACTCGGGGACGCAGTACAACTGGACGGACTTCTTTAGGATTTTCATGCCGGATAGATTATCCAATCGTCGAGAGCTGTGAAGCCATTCTCACCGGGCATGAAGTAGCGACAACCCCGATAGTAGGGCTTCAGCCGTGCCCGATAGACTCGGACACGATCTACGGTAATGGCACCGTAAGTGGTGCCCGACTTGGCAAGGTAGAGTGGTACGGCAGGCATCACGGCGGTCCCCGTACAGGCGATCTCACCAAACTTCTGCCCATTCACCCATAACTCTTTGTAGCCGTCACCGTAGACGATACAGAGATTGTACCAAGCCCCGACGGTTGGTGTCAACTGGCCAATAACTGTACTGGGGTTGGTTACCCCCCCTAAGGCCGCGACAATGCCCCCCGCCCCGTCGTAACTCAGGTTGAGTCCACCGGCCTGCGTTAGTATGGGTACGGTCACATCGTTGGCCGCGAACTTCACGCCCACTTCCACACTGAGGGTGCGACCCGTGAACGTCTCCGCGACCGGAATGCAGTAGCCATAGTCATCGAACCCGTCAAACTGCACGGCATACCGCGTCTGCCCGGCCACCCAAGTCCCGCCACTCAGGGTCAAGGTGTCGCCCAACAGCCGAGGGGAGGCCACGCTGGTCCCTGAGTTTTCCTTGAAGGGCCACATAATGACATCGTTGCTACCCATGATCCGGCTGACGGGGGGCACGTCGTCCATGACCCGCACACTAGCGTCCACCACCAACTCATCGATGTCGCCCGCAAAGAAGTTGGTGCCGTCATAGCCGACGGTCAAGGCCAGCCCCTCTGCCGGGAACTCCGACGCATAGGTCGTGCAGGCAATCGTGGTCTTGTACACCAAGTCCCCGACCCCGAGGAACACCTGTCCGTCCAGAAACTGCAATGTCACGAACTGCCACGTCCCCGCCGTGAGGTTGCGGCCCGAGGACACGGTGTAGGTCGTCACGCCGTCAATGATCTGGCACTTCAGCATCCCCGCGTCGAGATAGAGCAGGACCCGATTGGTAAGTTTGCAGATAGGTCGTGTCCCCGTTACCGAAGAGGGGTTGACCCAGGCCGAAACATAGAGGTAGTTCCTGAGTGGTTCCGCCGACAAGGCCGTCACCGAGGCATAGTCACTGGTGCCGTTGAGGGTCAGACACGCCCCCCATTTCCCGGTCCCCCAGGTGCAACCCGTCAAGGTGAGGTCGTTACCGTTCTGCGAGGTGTCGTCAACCGTCGTGCCGGTGGCTTCGTCAAAGTGGTAGTGAGCGATGTCCGTGCAGCGGTCCTGAAGGGGGGAAGCCGGTTCGACGATGGACCAAGTGTGGCTCTCGGCAATGGCCACCGACACCCCACCTGCCACGGCCCTTTCGGCCACGGCCATGATCTCTTCCGACTTCGAGAACACATTGTCGGCGTCAACCTTCGCCCCGTAGATACTACGGATGCGACTCTCCCGCAGGGCACGGCTGAGGTCAGAAATGACATGGGCGTCGAGCATCATGCACCCCAAAACTCGGTTGACCGAGTGGCTGATTGTGCTATAATAGAAGGCGAGAGGGGCTACCGCCCTCGTCTCTCTGTGGCTTCCCTCCACGCAGGGAGGCCCCTGCTGTTACCACAGGACCGGCCACTGGATTGCCGTTACCTTCATGCCACGGATCGGCGGCGTCGTGCTGTTGATGGCACTATTGGTCATGGCCTGCAACGTCAGTCCATAGTCAATATCAGTGACCCGCCAGACCGCCGCCACGCCGCTAACCTCGATGAAATCGTCCTTCTTGAGCTGCGTATCCAGCCGCGTGTTGAAGGTCAGCCGCACACCCCAGTCCCCGTAGAAGGTAGATAGCCGCGTGCATATCCCTGCCACGGCTTCCTGCGTGTTACACCGCGTCAGCACGATCATCAGCAGCCTGCGGCCCACGTAGCGAGGGGAGTCTTTGTTGGTCTGGCTGTCCTTGTCCTGCCAGACCGCGATGAGCGGCTGATTGTTTCTCGGGTCTTCCCCCACCACCCAAATCTCGTTGTAATACTGGTCCATCAGCAACTCGACCTGGGCGTCACGATAGACCACATGGTCATCGGCAGTGGGCTTCGAGTCACTGTCGGCATAGTAGATACGCGAGATGGTCGGGTTCTCGAAGCCATCCCCATCAAGGGGGATGGACTTGAACTCAAACTTGTCTTCCGCCGTAAACCGACAGGTGAACGTCCCCGCGAACCACTCTTTCCACTTCTTGATTACGTCCACAGCAGGCGTCCCGTCCTCGGGCTTGAACTGTGGCTTCTCGTTCGCCTTCTTCTTCGGGAGCCTGACGGTGGTAGCCTCAATGTCGAGCCGAGCCGCTTCGTAACCCAACCGCCCCATGAAGTCAGTCAGGGCGTCACTCAGCAGCATCCCGTCGTAGGCAGGCATCCTGGCACAGAGTTCCCGTTCCAGGTAGACCATGCCGTCCCCGCACTCCCACTGCAACTCCAAGGCCCCCTCCGTGGGGGTCTTCCACCAGTCATAGCCGGGGTTGAGCGTGTACAAAGTAGCGAAGTGCTGGTCCTCCACATCGAGGTCAATCTGGTTGTTCATGCGTTCAGCGATGGTGTTGTAGATACCGTCTTGGTTCCGCAGCCGCATGTTGAAACGGACACTGCCGTCGTTTGACGACTGCCCCGTAATCTCCACAATGTCAGCGGCCACATCCGTCCCGGTGTCTACTACCGTGGCCGTGTCCTGGGCGAAGTCCACTACCAAGTCATTGACCACGGGTGACACGTTACTGGTCGGCGTCAGGATCAACTCGACCTTGAAGTCCTTAAACTCCGTTGGGGCGGTGGGGTCCACCAGGGTCTCTACATCCTGGCCGAGAATGTCCTTAGTCACCGCGTAGATGTTGTACTTGAAGCCCCCCGTCCCCGTGGCCCCCGAAGCAATCGTCTGGTTAGTTAGGAAGCCCCGGTCGGTAGCAATCATTGCCGGGTCCCACCCGAACACCTTCAGGGCCGGGTAGACGGCATCGGTGCCCGACTTGGACAAAGTGGTACTCTTCAACGTCCCCGTGGCCGCCGTCTGCAAGGGCGTGACCTGCACCTGCGACAAGCCCCCGACGTTGCTCTGTATCCCCGCGACGCCTTCCGGCATCGTGAAGATGTTGTTGCGGTCAAGGGCACTGCGATAGAGGAAACCGCCGTCACGCAGAATGTCCGAAGTGACCAGCAAATCATCATCTGACATTGACATTATGGTGACGCTATGCCACTTGGCGGCCAAGTCCTCAGGTGACACCACCAACGGGTACGAACCCTGTTTCTGGAAGCAGTTTATAGTGGCTGCCGTGAACTGCTCATAGGTATCGTAGGGATACTCGTAGACCGTCAGCATCATCTGCTCGTCAATCGTCAGCCGCAGCGGCACGAAGTAGTAACGGATGCTGCCCACGTCACTGTAGCGGGTCGGGTCCAGACGCGGATACAGGTGGAGCAAAGGGTAGGTGGCGTCGGCAGGCCGATACCACAGGAAACTCAGCACGACGCCCCGGCAGCGACCAATGGCGTTGCCACTGGTCAGGAAAGCCGACCACGGCGTTGACGCCGCGTTGGTGCTGTTGCCCGCCCAACCGATTGCCTTGTCCCCCCGGCCCAAGGCCCCGCCCGACTCAATCCACAGCGACTTGTCCACCGGGAAGGTCTGGTAGTCGTTCTTCCCATAGGGATAGGTGGCCGGTGACCAGACTGGTTTGAGGTAGACGGACCCGCTGCGGGGGTCACACTCACAGTCGTTGAGGGTCCAGCCCCGTGCCCACTTGGCCGGGGTCGAACAGAAGGCCTCGGCCTGCCGGGCGATCTGGGCCGAAGGTATCTTGACGGTTGCCGCGATTGCTGCCTTAGCCATTTATGCTCCCGACAGTGCGGCCTTGAAGTCCCGCACGAAGCCGTTTATGCCCGTCTGCACCGCCGAGTTCAACTTAGAATCGATGGCGTTGATTCCTTCCCAAGTCAGCCGAATGGTCATCTCGGAGTTCCGCTGGCTCACAATGTCGGCCTGAATACCCTGGCTCAACCCGAAGCGATTGGCTGCGTCCCCAAACTGCCGGGAAATCCACCCCTCCGACAGGACGCTATTCAGCATGGACTGCGGGGCACCGATGATCTTGCCGATGATCGTGTCCCACTTGTCCTCGGTTTCACCACCGAGCATCTGCAAGGCCTTCTGCATGTACTGGTAGTATTCCGCCGACCCGTAAGCCGCCTGCTTGGCCCGTTCCTGGTAGAGTTGGGCCATCCGCTGCTTCTCGGCCCGCACCGCCTCGTCACTAATCAGCCCCTGCGAAGCCTGCGTCTCCATGTAGGAGAGTTTGGCCTCCTCGGTGCCGAGAAGGTCGTCCTGTAACGTCTTCTGGAGTTGGGCGTACTGCACTTGCAGGGCCATCTGCTCGGCGATGTCGTTGTTGGCCTTGGCTTCCGCCAACTTCGTTGCCAGTATCTGAGCGTCAAGTGTCGCCAGTTGCTGCGGCGAGGCACCCAACGTGGTTGCATAGTCACGGGCCGACTGCATCCGCTTCAACTTGTCCTCGGCCTCGATCTCTCGGGCACGCTTCTCCGCCTCCGCTGCCCTCCGTTCCGACGCCCGCTGTTCCGTGGCAATCTGCGTCTGTGCCCGCTGCTGCTGTTCCGGCGTCAGGTTGCCATGCTGGATCGCCACGTTGTAGTCAGAGACGGCCTTGGCCATCCGTTCCCGTTCCTTGGTGGCCCGGTAGCGTTCATAGGCGGCTTGTTCCTGGGCACCAGCATTGGGACCAGGGGCGTAGAAATCCAAGGCCTGCTTCGTTTCATCCTCACGACGCGACCGTGAGGTCTTGAAGGCGTTCTGGACCCGTTCCCGACGCTTCTTCGGGTCCGTCTCCGCCAAAGCCGCTACCCATTCACCAGTAGCGATTTCTTGCCCGAAAATGGCCCCCATATTGCCCATTCCCGACGCATCAAGCAACGCCTCGGCGTTCTGGTTAGCACCGAGCCGCCTGACGGCATCGGCGTACTTATATTGGGCTTCTGCCGCCGCCAGCCGTTGCTTAGCCACAGCCAAGTCCTTCTCCCGTTCGGCCCGGCCCTTCACGTCTACATTCAACAAAGCCTGACTCGTTGCCAGCATTCCCTCGTAGGCAATCCGCGCCGTGTTCGCCTGCTTCGCCAACTCCGCATTGATCTGGGCGTCCGACAGCAGCGTCTCATTCTGTTCGTCGAGGTAGTCGTTAGCCGACTTGATGTCCACGCCCATGTCCTTGTAGGTCTGGTAGGAGTTCTGGATTTCCTCGTTGAAGACGCCCACCTTGTCGGTACTCTCGTCAATGGTCTTCAGGAACTCCTGGGCGGCAGCCAGCGACCCGAAGCCATACTGCGACTTCAGGCCCGCTTCGTCCCCACCCGTTGCCAAGGCCCTGATCTTCTCCACCTCGGCGTTGACGGCCTCGGCCTGCTGGCGTAGCAACTGCGTTGACGGCAGACCCTGCTGTTCGGCGTTGACGGTGGCCCCCATCCTACCGAGACGGCCCCGCCACTCGGCGGCACTTCCCGTGCCAACGGCAATACCAAACGTCCCACCAGTCATTGCCTTTTCGATCTGCTTCATCTGTTCCGGCGTGACATTTTTCCAGCCGCCCGCGTCAGACACAATCTGCGAGATCGTCTTGCCCACGCCCGACTTACCATAGTCAGCGACCGTCCGCCTCATGTCGGCGTCCCACAACTCCCAGAAGCGACGGGCAAAGTTGGCCGCTGCCTCGTCATCCATGCCAAGTTTGTTCTTGGCGAAATCAACGGGCCTGATGGCCTCCCCCAATTGGTAGTTCGACACCTCTTTGCCGTACTTAGACAGATCTTCCAGAAACTTCTTACTCTCTTCGGCCCCGGCAGCAGCCGATGGCGGAAGACCCAACATGGCCGTGGCCCGGTTCATCTTCTCCGCGAAACTCCCTGCCGACTTGGCCGCCCGGTCGAGACCCTGCTGTGCCTTATTGGCGGGTTCGATCAACAACTTCCAGGCCCCGATCAGCACCCCCGCTGCCACGGCCACCGCCGCCAAGCCACCCGTCACCATGCCCAGGACCGCCATAAAACCACCCGCACTTGAGATGGCTCCAATCAGACCCGAGAACGCCGCCTTGAGGGGCGACACCACCATCATCACCAAGTCACCGAGGCCACCGAACACGCCCACAAACCCCTTGCCGAAGCCGCCCTTGAAGTTAGCTGCCCGGCCACCCGCCAGAGCCGCCCCGCCGCCCACGTTGGCCACCCGAGTTGCCTCTAACACTGCCAGTTCCGCCTCTCGGGCCGCAATCCGTTCCTGTATGACCGCCAACTGCCGCTGTTCCGCTACCGTGTTCATGTCCCCCAAGGCCAGTATTTCGGCCTGGGTCTTCGCCTCCATTGCCTTCAGCCGCACAATCTGAGCATCTGTGGAGGCGACCTGCACCTGTGCCACTGCCGTCGTCTCGGTGTCCGCCGTCGTCACTACGGCTGCCGCCGCCGCCGCTTCGGCCTGAGCATTGCCTGCCACGATAGCCTGCTTTTCGTAGGCCGCCGTCACCCGGTCCAGCAACTGCTCCTGGTTACGCAACTCACGGCTCACGGCCACGCTGTCCCGCATCGCCTGCCGGGCCGCTGCCGCTTTGACTGAGGCGTTTTCAGACGCCGCCCTGGCGGCATCCTGCGTCAACCGCTTCTGTTCATCCAATACCCCCAACTCACGTTCCGAATCCGCGAGGATAGCCGCCTGCGATTCCATCTCGGGTAGACGCCGCTTCCGCTGATTGACCTCTTCCTCCAGATATGCTATCCGTAGGTTCGCCAATGTGGCCGCGTCGGGCGAAACATCGCCCTTCTCCATTGCCTTCTTAGCAGCCGACCGCATGTTGTCGAGTTCGAGTTCCTTGATTGCGGTGCGGGTCCGGTACAGGTCCACCTGCTGCGGCGTCGCCAGCGTCTTGACAATCCGCTGTTTGTCGGCGAAGGCAGCGGCAGCGGCTTGGGCCGCGTTGTTGGCCGCAATAGCCAGTGTGTCGGCTTCGATGGCGGCGGTCTTGGCCGCAATAGCCTCCGCCGCCAGCAACTCCTGTCGTGCCCGCAGTTCGGTGACGTTGGCCGACAGTTGGCTCTGTTCGGTTTGCAGTTGCGTCGCCAACCGTTCCTCGTCAGCCGCCCGAGCCGCCAGCACCGCCGCGTCTTCCTGTTGCTGAGACGCCATCACCGCCTCGGTACGCCCACCCGCCCCGCCCGCTGCAATGCTCTTGGCGTCGTCCACCTGAGCCTGGAGCAACGCCGTCTGCCGCAGCAGCACCAACTCCTGTTCCTTCAACACGGCATAGCGTTCCGACTGCGTACCCAAGGAAGTCGCCTCGATGGCCGCGATCTCTTCCTGTATCGCCTTCAGGCTATCGTTCATGCCCAGTAGTTCACGCGGCTTGACCACGGCGTCAACCTTGGCCTGAGCAATCTTGCGGGCCTGGGTCAACTCCGCCTCACTACGCCCCCCAATCAACTTTATCGCCGCCTGCGACAGCGGCACCCCCATCCCCGAAAGCCGCTTCTGCTCCTCGGCATAGATGGCCTTGGCCAGGTCCAACTTCAGCTTCATGGACGCAATGTCCTTGGAGGAACGGATGGCGTCGTACTCGGCAATCTCCTTCTGGACTGCCATGAGTTCCAACTCGGCCTTGATGATGTTCATTACGCCGTCTTGGCGGGTCTGGGTGAAGACCCGATAGGCCGCGAACAGACCCATCATGGTCATCATGCCGCCCGCCAGCAACGCCAGGGCCGACACCGCCGTCATTAGAGCGGCCCCCCACACAATCGTCGAGGCCGTCGCCTTGCCCAACCCCGTCTCCGCAAACGCCCCCAGTTTGTCAAAGAACTGCATCCCGTAATCCATCCAGCCCATGAGAATCGGCTTGATGGCCGCATCCGTCTTCGCCAAGGCCCGCACGATAGCGTCACCCAAGTTGGAGGCCTGACCTTGAATGGTCTGCATCGTGGCGGCGTTTTGCCCTCGGTACTTCGCCCGTATGGCACGAATGATGGCTTCCGTCGCCTTGGCCTGATTGGTGATCTGTCCATTCGGCCCCGCAAATGCGTCGGGGGCGAACTGCATAGCGTCCTCACGAGTGACCTGGAAGGTCTCCTTCAACCGACGGAACTGACCATTGGTGGCGTCCACGAAGGCCCGTGTGGCGTTGACAATCGTAATGCCTTCCTGATTGACGCCTGCGGCCAAGTCGGCCATGTCGAAGATCAACTTGCGAGGGTCAAAGCCCTCCAGAGAGAGCAATCGCCCGGCGTCCAGCACTTCGTTGACGGAGTAACGGATTTTCACCGCGTCACCGACCAACTGGTCTACCATCTTGCCGCCGATTTCCGCCGACTGGTAGATGGCCGCGAACTGCCGCTTGACGCGATCCACCAACGAGACGGACGTGGCCATTGCCTTCGTGGCCATAATGAGGCCCGCCGCGACCGTGCCCGTGGTCATAGCCAAGTCACGCAGGCCGATAGCCCCCATGCTGAACTTCCACATGACCATTGAGGCCCGGTCAGTCTGAATGGCGAACTTGTCCAACCAGGGGATTGAGGTCTGGAGCGAACGCGAGGCTTGGCGGAACGACGACGACACCCCGCCCGTCTGTATCTGAAGTTCCTTCATCAGACCGGCAGATGTGTCCAGTTGCCGGTTGTTCTGCGACACTACCCCAGTCAGTTGCCGCGTGTTGCGAGTGACGGTGGCAATGCCCGCCGCCGCCCGCTGCGTCTGCTGGCCCCCACTGCCGATATTACTTAGTTGCCCGCCGATGGTATTGATTGCACCACGGAGACCGGACATATCCGCTAGGAACTTGACAATGACTTGATCTTCCATCGGCACGTCACATCACCACCTAATCGAGCAACTTCACGCCCTGCCGCTTCAGCTTCTCTAAGAAGGCCCTCTCGAATGCCTCACTCTCCTCCACGGTCGCGTCCTTGGCATGCTTGGTCGAGGCAGGCTTACCGGAACCGTGTTGTGCCAAGTGCCTCATCATGTCCAGCAGTAGGGGGTCGGCCTCTTGCTTATTGCTGACCGGACCCCGCTTCTCCGTGTAGGTGCGTTCACAGACAAAGCACGTCTTCTCCGCGTCCTGCAACTTCTCCAGGCACTCTTTGCAGACACTCTGCGACCGACGCTTGATACGATGGTAGGTCAACAACTCAAACAGAGCGTCGTCACTGAGATTGAGCTGCGATGGCAACCGGCCCAGGTGTTCGACACAGGCGTCCAACACCTCGTAGTAGACTGGTTGCCTTAGGAAAAAGACTCCGCGACGGTCGTGTCCGACACGTTCTCCAGGTGGCTAATCTCATGGCAGCGATTGAGCAACGCCGTCAGAGCCGAGGCGTTGTAGTCCTGAAGGGCGTCCAGAGCCTCGTCGTCCAGTTCCGGTTCCACCACACAGGCCTTCAGCAGCCCTCGGGCGATTACCTGACGGATGGCTTCCTTCTCCTCGTCGTTCTCGACCGTAATGGCCCGCAACTGCTGGACCGAAGCCTTGAACTCCGCCGAGGCCGTGGTCGGGGCGATCTTCACGACCATGCCCGTCCCCGGTATCTCGAACGGCACCGCCTTCTGCTTGCGGATAATCGGCAGCGACTTCAACTGCTCCAGCGAAGCCACCGCCATCTGTTCGATTACCTCACGCTCCACTTCGGTAGTATCCTGTACTACTGCTTCCTGCTTGCTCTCATCCGACACGATAATCTCCTCCAGAAGGAAAGGTGGGGAAAGGCGGGGGCAACCGCAAGGCCACCCCCGCCTCAGGGGTTACACAAACGTCACCGTGGGGGCGTCTCCCGCCGACAGAATCGTGACTTCCTCAGTCATCGGATTGTCAATGTTGAGAGGCACGCCCGTAATCATGCCCGTGCCCAGGAAGGTGAAGCCGGTTGAAGCGAACGAGACAACGATGGTCCCACCGCTGATGATCGAAGCCAGATACTTCGGACTGGTGTGGACCAAGTTCGTGCAGGTCATACGCCAGTCGAGAATACCGAACTCCCGCTTCTTCCAGGTGTCACGCAACGCCGTCACGTCAATCTCTTCCGAAGTCACCTCAAAGGTCGCATTGCGGAAGAGTGCAACCACATCCTTACCGTCAACCGACAGTACAGTTACGTCCTCCAGGGCGGTCTGCCGCCCAGTGATTGAAGCCATCGTTGTTCCTCCGTAAGGGAGAACCGCCGTAGGTCATTCTTAGCAACTTCGTGGACAGCAGAGCCAGCCTTCCTGACGTTGGCACCATCCTCGTGCCGGAAAGTGACTGCTCCGTTGTACATGACCTTCCAACCAGCGGCCCAAGCCCGCATACAGAGTTCTGCGTCGGAACGATAGAGTACCCATGTCTCGTCTAGGAGGCCGATCTGTTCCAGCATCTTCCGCCGGAGAGCGACGGCACCAAATGTGACCCAAGCACACGGTACTACCGCTTTACACTCTACGAGTCGATGCCGGAAGTGAGTCACACAGACCGCTTCCTGTTGTAGAGTGCCCCAAGTCTCCCGTAGCGGGAAATGACTGGTCCAGAAAAGAACCTGCGGTTCAGCTACCAGCCCACCAGCGTGAACCACACTACCATAGTAGTTCACCAAACGTGCCCCGACTATGCCAACATCCTCACATGCCGTCAACTGGTCTACCATTAGGGCGTCCCAACCCACCGGACACTCAATATCAGGGTTGACGATGAAGCACCAGTCCCAGTCCTTGTCCATGAGGGAACGGAGTCCGTCGTTGATGGCACGAGTGAAGTAGGTGTTGACGGGGTTGCGGTGGACGATGGCCCCGGCCTGTTCCAGCAGGGCCGCCCCGCCATCAGTTGAGGCGTTGTCAATCACCCGCATGGTCAGGGGATGCTTGACTTGAAGGAGGCTTGACCAGTTACGCCTGATCTGAGTTTCGGAGTTGTAGAGTAGGTAGAGGAGGGCGTTTTGCATAGCTACTTCTGAGCCTCATAGGGCGAACCTGGATATGTGATACCGAATGACTTGTCACCATTCCAAGCCCACCACCGTTGCAGTTCCGTGACCTCAACATCGGGCCATAGATTGCGACGTATGCCAGCACGGACATTCATTGTGCAGCGTCCACACAACTCAGGATGGTCTGGATGTTGGCCCACAGATTCGTCTCTCATCCAACAGCGGACACACTTATCACCTTTAGCGACCGTGGCATGAATGATGAACTCTGGTTCTGTGATAGTCATGGCTACCCTTGTAGGAGTTCACGTCCCTCCGCGTCCTGCTTCTTGAGTTCCAGTACCATGTCCTCGGTGCTGTCACCGTTCCTAATGCGGACCACAAACTGTCCCAACTGTTCGGTACGCATGAGGCGGCGGAGTTCCTTCTCCTCTTTGGCGTTCGGCTTATGCGAGACAGTCAGCGTCATGGTTTTCACGGTAGACTTCCTCCAGTTGGTCGGCAATGTACAGCGGGTTCATGCGGGCCAGGGCTTCACACCACTGCCCGTCACAGGGGGCAACCTCAGCAATCCGTTCACAAGGGCTACACTCCATGTCACTCTGGATATAGCGAACCGAGGGATAGTAGCCAGTCCGCTTCTCACCGTTAGTCATGCCAAACAGAGCCAAGGTGGGAATGTTCATAGCCCCGGCCATGTGCATCGGCCCCGAATCACAGGTCAGCAGCACGTCCAGAGAAGGTAGGAAGCCGAGGTAGTATTCCAGTGGCCCCAATACCTGTGTCATGTCGTAGATGTTGTCTGGCGGGTCTGAGTGTTCTTCATTATCGGTGAAGACAATGCGGTCTTCCGGCCCCCCGAGCAGGTAGACATCGTAGCCCCGGTCGGCCATTTCCATTGCTACGTACAACCCGACGAAGTTGGGGATTGACCGCCAGTGGGAAGCCGACGCCAAGTGAATACCGACGCGAGGCTTATCCCAGTTGCGGATATAGTGTTCCATTGCCTCTATGTAACCGTAGTACGGTTCAATATTGGGGGCGTGGTCAGGACAGGGTATGCCGACGTACTGGGCGAAGGTTTCAACGAGTTCCCGGCCCACCGAAGAAAAGTCCATCTCCGCGACGTTCACCCAAGCATCGAAGCCCTTAGCCACCGTCTCCGTAACTGGATAGTCAAGCACGGTTGCTACGTCACCAATTATCCATTGGTCAGCGACAGTTGATGCCACGGTGATATTGAGCCAAGGTCGTAGTTGGTGCAGGTCTTCCAGCACCGCCTTGAGGGCAATCACGTCCCCGATCCCGCCGGGGAAGAAGACCAGCAACGACTGCGAGGTCTCCGTCAACGGTCTATCGGGCAGGGGTTCGGCCACGGCCTGTTCATCGGTCTCCATCATCTTGTCCAGATACTTCTTGGTCAACACGTAGGGGAGGCCGTGGTACAGCAGGCGATAGCCAGCCACGACCCCACTGCGGACGGCACCAACGGCCAACTCCTGTGAGAAGACGACGCGGTACAACTGACGGTGGGGGACAGACATTGCCACTCCTTAGATGATGAGTCTCTTCAGGTCGTCCTCGTCACCGTTGAAGGCGTCGAGGTTAACATAGCCGTTGATACCACGGACACTGCCCTTGTCGGAATACTGCCACAGCTTCCAGTTCGTCCAGCCGGGGAAGCCCGTCATGTCACCGAGGGTGTTATGGCTGTCCCCCTCCACGTCGAGGGCAGGCACCAGCATCCCATTCAGGCCCCCGCACTTCTCCGCTACGGCGAGGAAGTTCTTGTACTGTGCCCCGGCGTCACCCGTCGGCGTGAAGTAGTGGTACAGGCCAACGTACAGCCCCGCTGCTCTGGCCCCGTCCATGTATTCACTGGCCTTGGCGTCTTGGATCGTGGTCCCCTGCGAGGCCTTCACGTACACGAACTTGCTGCCGGCTTGGGCCACTCTTACCCATTCAATGTGACCTTGATAGTGCGACACGTCTATGCCCTGAATCATGGTTACCTCTGCTTGAAGCCGACGGAGAGCATGATCTTGCCGACGAAGCGGCTCACCGTTCCCATTGCGGCAGTGGCGATAGCCAGTCTCTTGCCAAAGGGACGCGGCTTCATGTGGTGCTTGGGATAGGCCGGGTCCACCCAGCCCGTCCGCATGTACTCGGCGACGGGTTTGGCAGGCAGGGTGTAGATCAACGCCTGCTGGGTCATGTCCCCCCGCCGCGTCGGGTCAAACTGGGGATTGTAGGGGTAGGGCTGCATCATGGCAGTCGAGTACAGGTCCAGTTCGGCTCCCGTCTCGTTCGGCGACACACTCACCGCACTGTCGGCGTAGAAGCGGCCACTGCCCAATATCCCGCCGTTGCCCCGGTCAATGAACTCCTGGGGGTTGATCTTAGCCACGTCATGCCCTTGCCAACCCGAACCGTAGTAGCCACTGTTGGTCTTGCGGTAGTATTCCTGCTGCTTCGTCAAGGTCACGCCTTCGTGTTCCATGAGTGACCCGAGGAACGCCGCCCGTATAGCTCCCGAAATGGCCCCACCCTGATCCCCGAGTGGTTGGGCACGCAGATTCTCGGCCCGCTGCCGATACTCACGCCCCAGCCGCTCGAAGTCGGACAGGTCAACCGTTACCACGTTAGCCCCTTGGCCGTCACACGGAACATGGTGCAGCCCGCACACCAGTCCCGCAACGCCAGATGTAGTTGCTGCGTAAAGGGATCGTCCACTAGGCCCAACCACTCCACACTATCGGGCCACGTCAAAGCGAGACGGTCAGTGGCCTTGATGTTCTCCGTCAAGGCGATAGCTGCCGCCCGGCCTTCTTCCTTCGGCCTCGTGCTGTTGGTATTGGCCTGCACGATGTAGATACGCACCGTGAAGGTCATCTCCCCGTGTATGCCTCGTGTCTGCGTGTCGGGGAACGGCCCTACGATCTCGAAGAAGACGCCGGGATAGTTATTCGTGGCGTCGTCCATGAAGAGAATCGGCGGGGCTTCCACCTTGCGGTACAATGTCAACTGGTGCGGAGCCGTGACGCCAGGGGCACTTGTATCCGAGTGGTTCACGGCCCATCGGAAACCACTGGTCCCGCCCGGCACACCGATTACCTGATTGATGGCGTCAGAGAGTGACGTTGACATGCTTCACCTACAGATGGGCAGGCCGCATAATGACCTGCTGGTGGTCGTTCTCCCAAGTCGTCGGGTTCTGAAAGAGGACAGGTGGTTCCACTACCACATAGACCGTCCCGGTTACATCGTCGGTGATCTCGTCCCCCAGTTTCACGTCCGCGTCATAGCCAATGAAGAGTACCGTCTTGCTACTGGGCACGGACCCCATGAAGGTGTCCGTTCCCATGCCCGGCTCGAACGGAGCCAGCAGGCAGGGTTCCTCCGTCAGCACTGCCACTGGTGTAGCATAGGTCTCCCCGTCACTCCGCGTGACACGGGTGGACGATACCGAGTGGGGGGTAGGCACCATCATTAGGACCGGCCCCCGATGTAGGCATTGGCGATCTGCAACCGGACCCTATCCAAGTTCTTCTCGGCGTACCGCATGGTCTCACGGCCCACGGCGTCCGAAGTGCTGTACTGGCCCGCCCTAAAGCCGCCCCCGGTCACCTTCGTCACGCCGACGGACAGCATGGCCTTCCAGTAGCACAACTCGGCGAAACGGTAGTCACCGATCTCGTCCAGTTCGTCAATGGTGCGGTCGTCGGCATAAATGACGGCGACCTTGTACGCCCCTTGGGGACACGGCATGAGCCAAATCTGGTCATTCCGCATTTCCCAAAAACCATCGAAATACCGATGCAGAATGGCCATCTTCTGATAGTCAATCAGCATCTCGGTCGTGTCGTTGGCCGTCATGTGGTTCAGCATCATCTGTGTCCAGATCGCCTCATAATCGGTGTCCTGGTAGTCGGGATTGTAGCAGACCTGCTTGACCCACAAGGCCCCCGTCGGCTTGTTGTAGTTGGGCGTCCCCGCCACAGTGGTTATGCACGCGGCAGCGGTCGTGATGCACACCTTAGGCCGATAGAACAGGTACTCGTTGAGGGCGTCCTCGATCACCAGCAGCAGGTTCTCGTCGGTAATATCCGCTGTGCGAATACCCTTGGCCCGCAGGGTGCTGATGATTCCTGATTCACTAAACGGATTGACCGCGACGGCCATAGGCATCACCCCTCAACTTTCCCGCTGACACTACCAAACTACCGTCTTCGATGCAAGTGGCCCACAATCACCTTAGCCGGTTCCCGGCCTCCCGCACACAACCCACGAACGACGCCGCCATGTTCCCCAACGTCCACTGCCGATAGTCACCCTTCACCTTTGGCCTCGTCTCGTATACCCACTGCATTAGTTCGGCCAAGTGCAACGGGTCGGGTTCGGCCCACTGGGCATACAGGGCGTTGATGTGCTTGGCCTGCGACAGCCCACGGATACGGATACCCCATATCCCCTTGTCGTCAATGTAGTCAACCGGCCCGCCCCAGTTCGTCACCAGAGCCGGGGTCCCACTCATGGCCGCTTGCAGGGGAGGCATCCCAACACCTTCGCCTCGTGAGGGTTGCACCAAGCAGTCTATCTCGTGGTAGAACTCCACCAGCCTCGCCTCGGGCCAGTCCTCGTCTATCACCGTCACCTGTCGGTTGCTAATGACGGGCATCTGCTTCGTGTCCCGCGTCTTGATGACCAGCCGTATGCCGTCGCTCTCCCCGAAGGCCGTCGTGAAAGCACTCACCAGCACATCCGTCCCCTTGCGATGACTCTGCACCCCCACGGCTCCGAAGACAAAATCTCCCCTCGGCTTACGCTTGCGAGGCTTGTAGAGCGTCTCGTCTATGCCCCACGGACAGACCCGCACCCTCGGGTTGTACTTGCCGAAGACCTCTCGGCAGAAGGCACTCGGCACCCACACTTCATCGGCCCGGTTCACGAACGGCTTCCATATCTCCGGTATGTCGTCGGCCTCGTACATCGTGTAGAGGGCGTGAGACCGCGTACAGATATGTTCGGCCATGTCAGGGTAGCCCACCACGACGCCCAGGCTATCGTAGAAGCCATTCTTGGCGATCAACTGCAACAGGTGGTCTTCCGTCTCAGGGGGGACGTTGCCACGGGCAGGACGCAACTGGAAATCAACTTCGGGGCACTGCAACAACCTACCGACCAAACCACGGAAACCGACCGCATAGCCTGTGTACCTTGCCAGCGGCCCCATCAAGCGAAACCGGGTCATTGTCCCTCCTAAAGAGACGGGGGAGCGGCTTCCTCAAACCGCTCCCCCTGGTCCTATGCTCCCCGCCGGTTAGTCAACGTAGGTCAGGGCGGTGCCCGCATCCGAGCCAATGGTCAGGGCGTACAGTCCGTTGGACTGAAGCACCTTCATGGCGTTGCGGCTGGCAACCGAGTGCTGGATCGTGTTGGTCGCGGCACTCGAAGAGACCGGGCTAATGTACAGCGGCACATACGGGCAGAAGACCGCAGCCGCATGGTTCCAGTCCTGAGGCTGGTAGCCAATCAGCATCTTGTTCTTCAGCCCACTCAGCGTCTCGGCCCAGTCGAAGACGTACACATCGAACAGACTGGACCAGCTACCGACCTGCCGCAGACCCGTACCGAACTCGGTCACGGCCCCGGCGGGCAGCTTCTGGTAGGAGTTGCTGGCCTCGAACAGGGTGGCCTGAGTCGGGCCGGTGATAATCCAGTTGGCCCGCTGGCCCATCTTCTTCCCGATGTTGCCGGAAGCCCGGTTCAGGGACTGCGAGAGACCCCAGGTCAGCCAGTCGTTCAGGTTCTGGAAGCCCGTGGCAGGCAGGCCGGTATTGAACGTACCGCTCTGGCCCGCACCGGACGCCAGCGTCTCCAGGAACTTGCCATTCAGTTCCATGGCGATGAGGTTGGTGGCCGTAGCCATCATCTCGGCCTCCACGTCCATGCTGTAGTACGCCTGCATGTCCTGAGCGAGAGCCGAGGTGTAGTCCCAGTAGATAGCCTTCTCCGTCGCCGTCACGGTCTGGTAGGTGAAGGTGAACTCGATCTGGGACTTGGCGTCGTTCTCGGTGTGGTCGTCCCACGCCGTATCGAAGACCGAACTGTCGTCAATGTACGAGCCGTCCGCACCGGAACCGTTGGTGCCGGTCTTGTACTTCGGCTCGTAGAAGTAGACGCGGGCCTCGGGGCGGTCAATCGGACGCACCGCAGCCAGGGCGTAGGGGATGAGCTTCGGCAGGAGCTGGCGGATGATCGGCAGGACCATCGGGATCGTGGTGCCAAGGGCCGAAGTCGTGCTGGCCGTCTCCTGGTAGCCACGCTTGGTCATGCTGTACAGATACCGCTTGAGTTCCGGCTGCTTCTCGTAGTTGTCGAGAATCTGCCGCATGGCCTCGGCCTTATGGCCTTCCAGCCCCTCCAGCATCGCGTCCCGCACCCCACCGATGGTCTCGGGGCGGTCCACGACCTTCTCGCCCGCGAACATGAACCGGGCACGTTCCCGACCCTCGTGGATGAAGACGCCACTGGTCTCCACCGGCTTCGGGGTCTTCATGCGTTCCACGAGCGGGGTAATCTCAGCCACCGTCTCCGCGACCTTCTCGGGAGTGTTACAGTCCGCAAGGTGCTTGGCGACGATCTTAGCCACCATCTCGTCACCCTCGGCCAGCTTCGCCAGGGCGGCGTCCTTGGCCGTCTCCAGCTTCGCCTGAAGCAGAGCGTCGGCCACAATACTCTTAGTGACCTCCTTAGCATCGGCAATAGCCGCTGCCTTGATGGCCTCCACATCTACAACGGGAGCCTGCGGCTCC